CCGCGACCTGCCCGGACTGCCGGATCGTGAAAGCAATCCCGGCCCGAACATCCGGTGTGAGGCCCCGCCGGAGAGATCCGGGTCCGGCGGGGATACCACCCGTGTCGGGCGGGACGGCGGGCCGCGTGTCCGGCTGCGGAGGCCGGCGGCACGTCCCGGTACGTCCCGGCGATCCCTTATCCCCATGTGCCGCCCCTGGCGGGAAGCGTACGGCTGGTAGAGCCGGGCTCTTTTTCCCGTCCCGCGCTCCCGCGGCCGTCGGGCGGGACGGGTGTAGGCCGCCAGCCGCGGCCCGTGCCTCACGCTACCACACGCCGAAACCCCCCGCACGCGGCGGGGATCGGGTGGGGCTGGGTTGGTCAGCCGGCCGCCTGGTCGCGGGCGGCCATGAGACGCTCCATCCGCGCCGCCGGGTCCAGCCACGCGCGGGCCATTACCGATCGACGCCTCGGCGTCCCTCGCCCACGTCGCGGCGACCTGGAGGTGGTCGGGTTGCAGCGCCGGATCACGCTCCAAAGCCTTGAGCGCCTCCTCGACGCGACCGATGGCGATCAACAAGTTGGTGCGGATCCTGCTCGTCGGAACGCTCACCTCTAGATCCCTTCTCCGCGGGTGGCCGTGAGCCGCTCGACGAGCGTCTCGCGCCCACGCGGGCGCGCTCTGGTCTTCCGCGACCACCAGCGCGTACGGCAGGTCGTCCAGCTCGCAGGCGTCGCCGTCCTCGTCGTGCCAGCTGGCGGCCGGGTTGGGATGCCCGTGGTCGGGACGAACCAGAACCGGCCGAGGCGGCCGGTCTCGTGCTCGACGGCGACGCCGTCCATGATCGCCGCGCGGATCGCGGCGGCGCGGTCGGCGTCGACCTGGTCGGCGACAGATGCGGACGCGCGCTCAAGGCCCGTGGCACACCACTCGTGCACCGTGGAGCCGCGCGGCGTGGCCACGCCGGCGTCGTCCGGGCCGATGATCTGCGAGCATCGTCCGCAGGTCGGCCCGTCCTCGATCGTCAGGCCGAATCGCGGGTGAACGCTGACCGTGTAGCCGGCCCGCTCGAGGGTTTCGACGGCTTCCGCGGTGGTTCGGCATGGCGGTACTCCGATCGTGAGGTGGGGTGGTGATCGAACCGCTCGAGCGGGCGGCCGGTCAGGCGGCGGCTGGTAGGTGCGGGAGATGACCCAGCCTCGAGATCGCGACGGCGAGCATGTGCTTGCAGGCGCCGTGCTCAGTCGCGCCCCGGCAGGTGCAGTCCAGGCCGTCGGTCTGGTAGGTGGTCGTAGGTCCCTGGCCACCCGGTAGAGGCGGAAGTGCTTGCTGGGGACGCGGGTGACCTTGCCCTCGCGGACGAGGCGGAACGCCTTGGCGGTCTGCTCGGGCGAGTAGTCGGCCAACTCCCGCGGACGATGCGGGCGCAGCCGGGGCCGTAGCCGACAGCGACGCTCTTGAGGTTGCGGAGAGGCCGACGGCAGCGCTTGCAGCGGGTGGGCTGGGTGCTGGTCTGGGCTGCCATCTCGGTCTCCCCCTGCTGTCCCTCGGGGCGGTTCCCCTTGGGTGTGAGACAGATACTACCTGAGTAGGTGACTTACCTGTCAAGGGGGTAGGGGGGTAGAGTAGTCGGCATGGAAGAGGCCAAGCTGAAGCCCGGCGGCCCCCGCCTCATGGGCAACGCCGAGATCATCGCCATGTTCGGGCTGTCCACCGCCCGCGCTCACCAGCTCATGAGCGATGACACGTTCCCCCCGCCGATCGCCAAGTTGAAAGCCGGCAAGATCTGGCTCGCCGAAGACGTCGAGGCGTGGGAACGCGCCCGGCAGGCACGGATGAAAGAGAGGGCCGGACGATGAGTGAGATCGGGCAGGAGGAGCGGGCGCTGATGGCCCTGTGTCCCGAGTCCCCGAGGGGCAGCGCAGGCAGATCACGTCCGACTGGTTCGCGGACGGCTGCCCACCGGCGACACGCGACGCCCTGCGTACGATCGGCAAGGAGATCGGCCGGATCAGTGCCGGTGCCGCCGCATACGAACAAGGGAAGGCCCGGTGACCCTCGACGAGGCCCGCCGGAACGTCGGCCACGGCGTGGTCTACCGCGCCCCGCACGGGTCGACCGAACAGGGTGTGATCACCAGCGTGAACGACACGTACGTCTTCGTGCGGTTCGGCACGGACACGGGCAGCCAGGCCACGAGGCCCGAGCAGCTCAAGCTGCTCGCCACCTGAACGCCCCCGGATCACAAAAGAACCCCGCCACAGGAGTGGCGGGGTCCTTGCGTTCGGGGTCGAGACGGTCAGGCGATGCAGACCTTCCGCAGGTCCCGGCGCACGCCCGTGGACGTCACGGGCAGCCACACCGTGTCGTCCTCGGGGTCGCGGATCTCGTCGGTGACGCCGTGGGGCGCTCCACCCCGGTCGATCCAGATCCAACCGCCGTCCGCGCCGTCGGCGGCGAGGGTCTGGGCGTGGGTGGCCGGGCCGATCGGGTTCATGTCGGCGTCGAACATGTTCATGGTGGCGCCATCGACCCCCTGCTCCGATGCGTAGTTGAGCTGGTCGGCGATCGCTTGCCAGTCGTCGGCGGTGGCGGGCATGCCCTCGTCGTCGGTGTCGATCTGGCTGGCGAGCGCGCCCAGGTCGTCCTGGGTGACGTCGGGCTGTCCGGAGCGTTCGATCCGGCCGCCCTCGGTCCACAGGCGCTTGATCTGGTCGACGGTGATGCGCGTGGTGGTGTTCATCTCGGTCTCCTCTCGTTCCCGGGCCGGCTGCCCGGGGCGTGAGACCACGGTAGCAGTCAACCCGCTAGACGTCTATAGGGTAGACGTGTAGAGTACGGCCATGGCCACCACGACAGACACCCCGCAGACGCCCTGGCCGGGCTCCGGGAGATCCGGAGCCGAGTCGCCGATGCCACGGCGGAACTCGACGCCGCGCGCCAAGCCCGCACGGCCGAGATCCGGCGACTACGCCAGACCACGCCCACACACCGTGGACGAGATCGCCGCCGCCGCCGGACTCTCACGGGCCCGCGTCAACGCCCTCGTCGAGGGCATCCGGAAGGGAGAGCGATGAGCGTCCCCACCGCCGCCCACAAGGCGGCACACGGAGAGGTCCCCCGCCCGGCGGACTACCGCATGCGTGACGAGAAGCACGTCGGCCGCGGCGTCCACGCCGTCCAGGCGTGGCTGAAGCGGGAGGCCGAAGCCGGCCACCCCGAAGCGCTGACCGACCACATGTACCTCTGGACCGCCCCACGCTCCTGCGGCGCCCGCGTGGAACACGTCCGCGCGGAACTCGCCGACGCAATCGAGCGGCTGATCCCGCAGTTGCGGACCCTGCGTCGCGTCTGCGGTCTGCGCGGCGTGTCGGAGGAATCGGAGAAAACAATCATGGACAGCCGGGCGGACGTCTGGGCCGCCTGGATCTGGCAGGACGAGGCCGCCTACCAGCGGCTGGCCGCATACCCCCTCTAGCCCGGATGTCCGTCAGTACCAGTAGACCCCCGGCACGCCGGGTCTCATCGCCCCTGAGAGGGAAAGCCCGCCGGACGGGCGGGGAACAGCGAACCCCGAGGAGGGGAAATGGCAAAGCAAAAGCAGGCGACATTCGCGCAGGTTGAAAACGTGCGACTTGCGCTGGTGGCCCGCATGAACAGGGGAGACGGCACCTGCCCGGGTGGGGGCATCTTTACGTGGGCGGGGTCCCCGTCCTCGCCAAGATCTCCGCCGCTGGACTCTCGGAAGAACAGGCGGAAAAAATAATAATGCAGGCTTAAGTTCAACCCCGTCCCGCAGCACAAGACCGGCCATGACAACGACGCCCCCCCACCCGCGAGGGTGAGGGGGCATCGCCGCGCCAAAGAACGTGACCACTCGTTACCCGTGCGGCTGCATGGGCACAGGCAGGCTACCCGCCGGCCGCCGCACGGCGCAGCTCGACCGCCCGCGCGGACCACACGCCGGCCAGGTGATCGCATAGAACCGGGTCGGTCACCGTGTCCGCAGCCGCCGCGGTGTCGTCCTCGGCTGCGGCCATCACCACGTTGCGGATCACGTTGATCTGCTGCCGTGCCAGGCTCACCGCCTCGCCGACCATCCCGACCTGGTTGCGCAGGCCCATCGGGTCGGTGACCACGCGGGCGAAAACCCCGTCGATGATGTCCCGCTTGTCCTGCTCGTTCACGTCGTCTCCCTCGTCCGCACCGGCGCCGACGTACAGCCGGGCCATCCTCAACAGCACGTCGATCGGGAAAGCCCCCGGATCTCCATGAGCGTTTTCAGCCGCGTGCTCATGACCGCACACTCCGCCGTAGGCCACCCCACGCCGGCCCGGACAGCCGCTGCCCCGCACCCACCCCGTAAGACGCCGGATAGGCCACCCACCGCACCCCGGACGCCAGCGGCACCCCCCGCACCCGGTGCTCCCAGGCGAGCAGCCGGCCAACTCGGCGAGGGCTTCGGACGGCAGCGAGGCGATCTCCCCTGCCTTCCACGCGATCTCCACCTGGGAGACGTTCGCCCGGTTCGTCTCCACCCCGCCGGTCCGGTTCTCCAGCGCCTGCGCCGACCGGCCCGCCGGGATGTGATTGAAGATCCGCCACGGGCCGTCGCGACCATGACGGGCCAGGGTGTAGTTCGGCCAGAACGTGTGGCCGTAGTACCGGCGCGCGGCACCCCGGCGGGTGTCCGGGGTGTACACACCCAACCCGCCCTCCGTGGTGTGCAGCACGACCTTCGGGGCGTACCCCGGCGCGTGCGTCCCCCACAGCCCCTCCGGCGCCCGGTCGTCGACCCCGCCCGGGTACCAGGACTCAGCCACGCTCGCACCTCCGATGCTGCGGCCCGTAGCCGCCGTCGTGGACCCTGCCCCGCACCCGGCGCCAGCACCAGCCGCACTGCGGCGCCCGGGAACCGGCCGGACGCCGCAGCCACCACACCCTCAGCCGCTCAACCATGCCGCACCCCCGCCCGCCGCCCGTACTCGGCCGGGCCGACCGACGCCAGCTCCCGCTCCCCCGACCGCAGCACGATCCGCAGTCTCGTCGCCCGTGCCCGTCTCCCACTGGCGGGAGCACAGTTCCCATGCCCGCGCCAGGCTCAGCCCGGAGTGGACGTGGGCGTGCCCCGCCCAGATCTGGCAGTCCCCGCGGCGGCGCAGGAGCCACGCCAGGCCCAGCGCGGCGGCCACCGCCCAGCCGGCCCGGCTCATCAGAGAACCTCTCCCGTCGCCCGGTCCACGGCGAGCACGCCCGGCAGACCGACGAGCGCGGCCACCTGCCCGACGGCCGCAGTCCGGGTCAGCCGGGCGCGCACCCGCACCCCGCCCGCGCGCACCTCCCACGTCCGCGCCGGACGCAGCAGGTGCCAAAACGCGACCAGTGAGGCGACGGCGAGCAGGGACGCGAAGGTCACGACGACCGCCACAGCCGCAGGTACTCCACCGCCGCCTGCGGATTCTGCCCGTTCATGACCCCCATGCGCTGGGCGGTGTCCTCATAGTAGATCTCCCCGCCCATCACACCCTTGGCCTGGGCGTAGGCGAATTCCTCGAACATGTTCGCCACGAAGGCGGGATTGTCACCGCCGTGGTTTCCCTCGGCGACGTTTCCGCTGTTGCACGCCCATTCTGCACACAGGAACCGTTTGCCCTCGGCTACGGCGAAGTCGACGTACCAGCGGATGCCGTTGACCTCGCCGGACTCGGCGCCAAAATCTTTACGCCGTGGGCTGGTCGACGTCCCGCCGAACGACGGCGGGTAGTGGTCGTAGTAGTCGAGCCCTATGTAGTCGACGTAGTCCCGGCCCGGGTAGATGTTGCGCGGGTCGTTCGCGGGGAAGACCCCGGCGGGGAACCCGGGGCAGTCGTGGCCGTTCATCGTCCACGCGAAGAGGGCTTCGGGGTAGGTCTCCCGGACGGCCTTCACGAATCGGCGGAACACGCCGATGTATTCGGCGTAGGTCCGGAACTTCTGCCCGCTGCTCGACGGGCCGCCCCAGTAATGCATGTTCGCGTGGTTCGGTTCCCACCCGGGGGAGAAGACCGCGTCAATGTAACCGGCGTCCTTCCGCGCTTTCCAGTTCTTGCCCAGCTGTCGCCAGTTGCCGTAGACCGCGTCCGAGGTGAGCATGGTGGCGTACGTCTCGCCACCCTGCGGCATGAACGGCATCTGGACGACCAGCCTGACAGTTTTGTCCGTCCAGTAGGCAGGTGCCGACAACAGAGGTCCCCACCCGTTGGTCCGGGTGGGGTAGTGCAGGGCGAGCGTGCACTTCCGCCCACGCCACCGGCCGAACTCCTCGGCGCCGGTCTGGCTGTTGTTGTTCGGGTTCCCACCCGACAGCCAGAAGTCGGACGGCGCCGGCTGCGGGGTCGGGGTGTGTTGAGGCTGGGGTGCGGGCAGCCTCGCCTCGAGCGCCGCGACGCGGCCCGCCAGCGCCTCGTGCTCCGCCCGCGTGGGCACCTCCACGGACACCTCAGCACCTCCCGCACGTGCACGTCGGCGACAGGCTCTCCTGCCCCGCGACCCCGAGCCACCGGTCCTGCCGGTCGGCGCCGGCCAGAGGGCAGCGACGGCGCTCCAGCCACCGGCGCACGAACGCGGCGACACGAGGCATGCGGTCATCATCCCCCACCGGAAGGCGGAAACAGGCGGCGGGAACGAGAGGATCCCCCACCCGGGGACGTGGGAGGCGGCGAGGAGGGTCAGCATCCCCCACCCGGCCGGCATGCCTACCTGGCCAGGACCACGACGAGCAGCCCGATCACGGTCAGCACGACCGCGAAGACGGCGACGGCTTGGCCGGCGTCGAGGCGCCGCTCGGTACGGGTGCCGGCCGCGCCGGCCACACCGCCTTCACTCCGGTCGAGACGCGCCTTGACGTCGGCGATCTTCTCGTCGAGCGCCTTGTTGCTGGCGATCATCTGGGCGAGCATCGCGTCGATCTGCTTCTGCGTTGCCGCCTCAGACTTGCCGATGGCCAACGTGTTGGCCTTGTTCTGCTCGGAGACAGCCTCCTTGGCGGCGGCGAGGGCGGCGTCCAGGGAGATGCGGCTCTCCTGCGCCGCCTGCTCGGTCCGGGTGTCGCGTTCGAGGAATCTGGTGTTGACGGCCTCGAACCGTTCCACGCTGACGGCGACGGTCGTACGGATCTCACCTTGGAGGAACTCGCGGAGCCCCGTCACCTGCCGGTCGGTGGCCTCGAGGCGCAGGACGACGGCTTGTCCATGGCGTTGAGCCTGGTCTCGAGCAGTTCGCGCAGCGACGCCATCTCGCGGCGGTACTGTTCGGTCGCGGCCTGCACCGCGTCCGTCGTGAGTTTGGTCGGGTCCGGTACCGGCATCAGGCTGCCTGCGGCGTCCCCGCGGTAGAGCCGGCCGCCGGCTTGGGTCTCCGCGTCGCCGGTCACCAGGCCACCTCCCACCGGTCCACGGGGTCCAGTCTGTCAGGGATTGACCACCCCCTCGTCGGTGACCTTGATGAAGCACCTGTCGCCGGACGCGGCGAGGATCCGGTGCGAGCCGCCCCCGGCCAGATTGCTCCCCGTCAGATCCACGGTGTGGGAACCTGTGGACGCGTCGTCGATCTCCGTGACGTAGGTGAAACAATCCGGCGCCAGGCCGTCGATCGCGGACGTGGTCACGAACGAATGGGCGCTCTTGGCCGTGCTCGCGATCCTGTGCCGCATCACCACGAAGTCTCCGGCCGTGTTCGCCGCGCCGGCGTTGCCGACGTGACACGACGACGTGATCGTGTACGCCCGTCCGGCGACCATCGGCACGCCGGACAGCGTCTGCACGACCACCTGGGTCGTGGAGTTCCACGGCGAGGAGTTCACCGTGTTGTACCCGCGCTTGACGATTCCGCGGGGCGCCCGCTCGTCGCCGACCGCCCCGACCACCACCGGAGCGCCACCGCCGACGAGGATCAGCACCCGGTCCCCGACCAGCGGATCCGAGTAGGACGACAGGACGGGCAGGGCACCCCCGGGCACACCGCCGACGGTGACGGACACGGTGCCGGCGGCGGCGTCGACCGAGGCGACGACGCCGTACCGGATGTTCAACGGCGTCGCCCCGGGTCTCACCGCCCGAGCCAGTGCCAACGCGGCGGCCGTCACGGAACGCTCCTCCTCGCCCGGCAGGTGAGCACCATCGAACCCTCGCAACCGATCGGCAGCGAGAACGACTCGACCGTCAGCAGGTCGTCGAAGCCGGACCGCTCGCGCACCAGGTGCACGACGTCCCCCTCGTCCAGCGCCGGATGCGGCACCGCGGTGATCGTCACGGTTTCGGTGGCGCCGGCCAGCCGCCGCAGCTCCGCCTTGGCCACCGCCGCCGCCTGCGCCGACGTGGTGACCAGCGGAGACGAGATCGGCACCGGGCGGTGACCGAACGGCCCGTCCCAGAACGCCGCCGACTCCGGGTCCAGGTCGCGCGCCTCACCGCGCACAGGATCGTTCTCGGCGGACTCTCCCGTCACGACGACGGCGTTCCCGGTGCCCGGGCCGGCGGCGTAGGACCGGGTCAGAGCGGTCGCCGTGCACGTCGGACCCTCGACGAAACGCCAGGCCACCTGCTCGGTACCCGGGTCGGGCACATCCCTTATGATCAGTTCGCCGTCGCGGTGGAACCAGGCCTCGGCGCCGGCCGCGCGGGCCATCTCGAGCACGCCGTCCGCCCAGGCGTCGGCGTCCTCCTCGAGCACGTGGACGGGAGTGCTGTCTGCGGATGCGGTGGCGACCACGGTCGGAGTGCCGGGGAGCTGCGCATCGACGATCCCGGCGATCGCGGACACCAGGGACGTGCCGGACGGGGTGACCAGCGGGTTGAGCAGCGGGAACGACACGTACGCCGACCGGTCGACGCCTTCGATCTTCAGTTCGAGCTGGCCGGCGGTGTCCGTCAGGTCGGACCCCGTGATCAGATACACGCCCTGCGGCACCAGCTCCACGCCGTCCGGGTAGGTGATCCCGGCGCGCAACACCAGCTCGTTGCCGTAGACGTCCAGCGGCGAGCGGACCCGCCCGGAGGGGATCAGGCTGGCGGGCAGGCCCACGACGGTGGCGCTGCACGTACGGCGGACGTCGGCACCCCGGTCGACCCGCACCTCGCCGCCGACCACCTGTAGGTCGGTGGCGACGGTCACCCCGCCGCGGCGTATCTCGGCGGTCGCGGCGACCTGGTACGGGTTGGCCACGGCGGAGAGGAAACGAGCGGACGCGGGGTACATCAGGGCCGGTCCACCTCGACCGCGGTGATCTCGACCTTGCGCAGCGGCGCGGACAGCCGGCCCGTCGAGGAGTGCAGGGTCACCCGCCGGTCCGGGCCGAGGCGGACGTACCACTGCAAGCCCATGTCCGACTGCAACAACAGTGCGTTCGGCGCCCGGCGCAGGGTCTCGAACGCGGTCCAGCCCGCGGCGGTCTTGAAAATCAGCGGAAGGCTGAACACCTCGCTCTTGACCACGTCGGAGACGACGACGGGGGTGCGCCGGCCGAGCGGGTAGTGGACCTCCTGCGGCTGCGGCGACGTCGACTCCAGGTTCCCGCCGACCTGGAGCCGCAGGTGCGAACCGGCCGTCAGGGGATCGGACAGCCAGAACCCGTCGGCCGCCAGGGTGGCGCTCCCGGTGGCCGAGGGCTGCGAGGACACCGCCGCGCCGTCGGTCGGGTCGAGGGCGTAGTCCAGCGCCGCCGTGGACGCCCGGTAGTCCCGCCCGGCGCCGGGCGCCTCGCGGTCGTACAGGGTCACCAGACGCGTCACCGGGTCGTAGAACGCCTCCTCGGTGCCGCGGACCGCCGTCCAGGTCACGCCGCCGTCGTCGGAGAACTCCACGAGCGCATAACCGCGCCCGTGCGGCCCGACCTGGAACGGCGACGGCGCGGAGGCGCCCCGCGTCAGCATCACCCGCGTGATCGCACCGGATCCCGACACCAGCGGGGTGGTGGCCAGGACGGCGTGCACCCTGGCCGTCCCGGGCGGGGCGAGCGCGGTGTGCGCGGCCTCCGCCCAGACGTTGGCCGCACTCGGCAGCACGTCCGAGCCGAACGACTCGGCGAGGGTGACGCCGTTCGCGTCGGTGAACCGCAGGCCCGGCCGCAGCAACGTCGTGTCGACGGTGGCCCGGAACAGCAGTGCGCGCACGGCGTAGTCCAGGCCCTCCGCCGCCGGTTTCCCCGGGCTGGCCGCGGTGATGTAGCTGGGGATGCCGGACGACCCCGACCAGTTGATTTTCAATGCCGCCTTCGTGACCGGCCCGGCGTAGACGTCCCTGTTGACCGCCACATCCGTGCCGCCGGTCCAGCCGGCCACACCCGCAGCCGAGTTCTCGAACGTCGACTCGTTCGCCCCCAACAGGTTGCGGCTCATCATGCCGCCGCGCGACCAGGGGCGGGACGAACCGGGGATCAATCCGACCTCGTCCCAGACGAACTTCTCCCCGGCTCCGGTCGGGAAACCGACGAGTATGACGTTGGCGTCCACGGCGCCGGGCGGCACCGTGACGTTCCGCGTGTTCTCCAGCAGCGCGCCCGTGGTCAACGTCGTGAAAGGCGTTCCGAAGCTGCACGACGACAGGTCGTAGACCCACAGCTCGTCGAAGGTGTGCGTGCGCTGCACCGCGTCGGCGCCGTTGTTGCCGGTGATCGAAACCTTGCCGGACGTCCAGGTCGAGTCCTCGCCGACCCAGTCCCACATCGTGGGCTCGGGGACGGTGAAGTTATCCCACGCCTTGACTGCGATCGTCGTCCCGTGGGCGCGGATCCGAATCCAGAACCCGTTGGAGGGGCAGGTCTTGGTGATGGTCGCCAATACGGGGGAGCCGCTTCCGCCCTCCCTGACCCGCACCTCGCCGGCCAGCGGCGCGACCTCGACGAAGTACCCCTGCGCCGGGTGGTGCTGCCGCGTCGCCTCGGCGGACCAGGAGCCGTTTCCGCGCACTCCGACGACCGCGTACGACTCGGACGCGACGGTCCCGGGGATGTATTTCACCAGCACCTCGGAGTCGGCCATCGACGACATGGCCGAGAAATACTGCCGGGCGGGAGTCGAAGAGGCGGCCGTTCCGGTTCTCAGCCGGCCCTGAGTCGCCTGAATGTCGGAGCTGGCGCCGGTGCCGTGGGAAGAGGTCCAGTCGGCGTCCCACGGGTCGCCGTTGTTTCCGGGCCACTGCTCGTCGGCGACCGACAGCATCAGCGGCGTGCCGTCGGACTTCCCGTATTCGACGTCGACTCGGCAGCTGCGTGCCAGGTTCGACGCCTGCCAGGCCTTCGCCGTGACGGTGAGCGTCTCGCCGGGGGTGACGGGGCAGCCCCAGCCCATCCGCCCGCCGGAACGGGCGCGTGCCTGCCGGGCGGCGGTCGCGGTCATCTCGAGCAGCCAGGAGCCGGAGGAGCCGGACACCACCGGGTCCAGGTCTCCGGCCTCGAAGTTGTCGGCGCGGGATATCGAGTTCGCGTTGTACATCCCGGCCGCGACCCGGTCCCCGGTGGTCAGCTCGGTGTCGGTCCACGTGCCGAGGTGCTGCAACGCGCCTTCGTCTCCCATTTGCAGGTAGACGTTTATCTTGCTTCCCTTTATCTCCCCCGCGCAGCGTCGCCGGGAGGACGAGCGGCCGGGGGAGGTAGCGGAAACCGGAGACGACCTTCCCGGAACCGGCGACGATCTTCCAGACTGAGAAACGGTTGTTGAACTGGTTCAGCTCGACGATGTATCCGGTGTTCGCGCCGGAGGAGAAACGCAGGCCTATGTGGCAGCTGCGGTCCACCGTCGTCGACAGCGTCACGACCTGGATCTGCGCGTAGTGGTCCACCGAGGGAAGCGCCGTGTTTGTGGCGCATCGACGCGAGCGAGCCGGACGTGGACGAGGTGAGCTGCCCGCCCGTGATGGAGAGGGAGCCGGTGAGCGTCGTCCACGAGCCCAGCGTCCCCCCGAAAGCCTCGGTGATCGTCGTCGCGGTCCCGCTGGTGGACCCGACGTTGGCGAGCGCGGTGTTGTTGTCGGCGTGCCAGCCGTCGCCCTCGCCGCCGTCGGCGGCCATCCCCGCGGTCGCGTACGGGAGCAGGTTGTCCGTTGGGTGACGTCCAATCTGACGCGCCGGTTCGCGGACTCCGCGGTGACCGTCAGCGTGGGCGTCGCCGGGAGTTCCCCGGACATGGTGAACTCGACGTAGGTCCACGGCCCGTACACGCCGGCCGTGCCCGTCCCGGCGATCCGGCCGTAAATCCGGTAGTCGCCGTCGGGCAGCAGTGCGCCGACCTGCGCCGAGCTGGCCGAGGAGAGGACGGTGCCGCTCTCCCAGAAGGCGGTGGAGATGTTCTCGTCGAAACCGGCGGCGGCGTACTGCGCCGACGTGAACACCTTCAGCTGGTATCTCTCCTGCCCGGCGGTGGCGGTCCACGATGCGATCGGCATCTGGGTGCCGGTTATGGTGCCGGAGGGGTCGGAGAATACGAGTGACGGCACCTCTGCGTAGGTGACGTCGACATAGACCTCGTGTACCCGTACGGCGGTGCCGATTCCGCCGAGACCGACTTCGAGCCGTGGAACGACGACCGTGTTGTCCCACGGCACGCCACCCGGGGCGGCGGTCAGGGAACCGTACGTCTTCGTGGCCGCGCCGGGTGCGGGTTTCTCCTGGTAGACGAAGACGTGGCTGACGTAGTCCCCGGACTTCGGCTGGTAGCCGAGCGCGCAGTCGAACGTGGCCACGTCGTCGCCGAGGCGGCGGACGCGCAGCGCCACCGCCGTCACGACCGCCCCGGCGGGCAGGGACAGCGCGCCGAGGGTGAGCACCAGCAGGCCGTAGCCGGACGGCGGGGAGACGTAGGAGGCGTCGGAGTTGTCGTTGAGCGCGGCGTGCCGGCTGGCGGCGCCGGTGACGGTCCCAGCCGCCGGAGTAGCGGGTGCCGTCGGGGCGGAGGGTGACGGTGGGCATCAGCGTCTCCCCACGCCCGCGCGGACCCGTTCGGCGACGCGGCCGAGGGCCTTGTCGACCTCGACGCGGACCACGCGCGCCGTGGCCGCCGCGTCGGCCCCGCCGCCGCTCACGGTCACGGTGGTGTTGAAGGTCAAATTGTTGACGATCGACATGCCGACGGGCACCCGAACGGCCGGGGACACCGCACCGCCCGCGGCGTAGCCGACCGGGCCGCCGGTGGCGTAGCGGGGGACGATGTCGGCACGGCCGGCGTTGAGGGCGGCCATGCGCGCCTGACCCTGTGTCGCCACGGCCGACGCGCGGATCACCCATTCTCCGGCCGACGCCCAGATCGGCACGTCGTCGCTCGTCGGCCCACCCGGTCCTCGGACCGGCCCGCCGGTCGCCTGATTGATCCCCCCGCGACCTCCGGTGTAGCCGGCCGCACTCATCGCCTGCCTGCGCTCCGTGACGGTGAGCGTGGTGTACACGTTGCGCGGAATGCTGTTGATGGTTCCTATGTAGCGTTGAATGTTCACCTGCGCCCCGGCGAGACCGGGAGTCTGGAAATCGGTGGAGACGTCGGGCGGGATGAGACCCATGCGGGATATCAGGTCCCGTACCTCGCCCTCGGTGAAACCGGCGGCGATCGCGGCGGCGTAGAACTCGCCCTGGAGGCGGCCGAGGGTCCCGCTGTAGGCGGTGGCCGCCGCGCTCGCGTCATTCGTGGCCGCGTAGACCCGGCGGTACTCGTCGGAGGCGATGTCGTTCATCGAGTTCGCCAGGCCGAGGAGCATCACGAGGTTCTGGTTCCCGGCGACCGTGTTCTGGTCGAGGGACGCGGTGTGCTGCCCGGCGGCGCCCGCGGCCAACGCCGTGCCGTCCCGGAGTTCCAGGAGTTTTATCCGCCATTCGGCGGCGGATGTCTCCGCGTTTATCATGACGCCGCTGAGGCGCTCGAACTGGTCGGTGTAGAGTTTCAGGGTCTTCTCCGCCGCGTCCATGTCGGCGGCCAGGGCGTTGCTGGCCCTTCGGAACTCCTCGGAGTTGAGTGCCGCGCCGCTCAGCTGCGGGACGAGCAGCGAGAACTGGCTGTGCAGCGTGCCGCCGGACGCCCCGAGGTCCCCGAGGGCCTGCGACAGGTCGAGCCCGGCGGCCACCGCCATTCTCTCCACGGCCGCCGTGGTCAATCCGAACTCGTTGGCCAACAGCGAAAGGTTGGCGCGGAAGTAATCCTCCTTCCGCGTGGCCTCCTCCTGCGCCGCGGTGACCCGCCGCACCGCCTCCTCGTTCTTCTTCATCTCCGAGCCGGTCCGCTCCCAGAACTGGAGGCGCTGCTGGATCGAGCCGACGTAGTCCTCGTACTTCGCCTTAGCCGCCTCCACCTCGGCGCGCATCGCCGCGAGATCCTCGCGGGCCTTCCGGAACGACGCCGAGGTGGCCGGGGGGATCGCCTTGAATATCTCGTCGATGCGCAGGTCGACGGCCTTGAGCTCCTCGGCGGCACGCCGGGTCCGGTTGATCTCGTTGGTGACCACGAGGAGCCCCGCGGCGATCGCCGCGATCGGCGCCGAGAACATGAGCAGGCCGCGGAGGATCGAGCCGCCGCCGAGCACCCCGAAACCGATCAGCAGCCGCCCCAGGGCGGCCAGGGCCGCGTTCATCCCGGTGACCAGGCTCGCCCCGAACGCCACGGCCAGGGCGCGTATCCCGGCGACGACCGCCCCGACGTTGAACGCCAGCCAGGCGGCCACCAGGGTGTGCACGATCACCGTGTGGTCCGCCAGGAAACCGGTGGTCGCGGACACCGCCGCCGCGAGCGCGTTGAAACCGGCCACCACGGCGCCGATGCCGATCTTCGCGGCGAGGCCTATCAGGACGTCGAGGTTCAGGTCGCCGAGCATGTCGACGACGTCGCGGCCCGCGTCCACCAGTTTCCGGAAACCGGGCGCGAGCGCCTGCCCGACCTCGGTCGCGACACTCTTCACCTTGCCGCCGAACTCGGTGAGCTCGCTCACCGCGCCGGTCACGTAAGGCAGGAACTTCGTCCCCAGCTCGATGCCGGTCGACACGATCTGGTTTCTCAACACGGCGAGGCGTTCCTTCGCCGACTTGGACACCTCGCCGTAGGCGTCCATCGCGGAACCGGCGGCCAGGGTGGCGGTGCCCATCTGGCCGACGACCTCTTCGTAAATCCTGCCGTCCGCGGCCCACAGCGCCAGCGCCCCGCGCGCCGCACGGATCTCGGGCAGCCACTGCTTGATGACGGCCACGTTCCCGCCGGAGGCGACGCGGAGCTTCTCCATGACGCCGTGCAGGCCTATCGCCGGGTTGGCGAGATCCTGTTGGATGTTGATTCCGAGCTGTTGGAAGACCTTTCCGAGCGACTTGGACGGGTTGATCAGCTTGGCGATGAGGTTGTTGAGCGACACGCCCGCCTCGGACGCGGATATGCCGCTGCGGGTCATCGTGGCGAGCGCGGACCCGACTTCCTCTATCGATATCCCGGCCTGCGCGGCGGTGCCCACCACGTGCGCCATCGCACCGGTCAACGCCTCATAGGAGATGACGCCGTAGTTCACCGTGGCGAAAAGCGCGTCGGACGCCCGTTCGGCCTGGTTCGCGCCCATCCCGTAGGCGTTCAGGATGGCGACCACCGCGCCGGAGGAGGTCGCCGTGTCCGTCATCCCCGCGGACGCCCCCATGGCGCTGACTTCCAATATGTGCATGGCGTCGGCGCCGTAGAAACCGGACCCGGCCACGTCGTAGAGGCCGGCGGCGAGCGTTCCAGCGGACTGAGACATGTGCTTGGACATGTCCAGGACGGCCTGTGACGTCTCGGAGAAGTTGTCGCGGACGTTCTTGTCGATCGAGGAGACGGCGCGCATCTTCGCCTCGAAGTCGATCGCGGCGGCGATCGAGGCGATCAGGCCGGCGGCCAGCAGGGCACCGCCTGCGGCGGCGGCCTGCATCCCCAGCTGCAACCTCCGGGCGTGCTGCGCGGCCCGTTCGGCCTCGGCGCCGAGCCGTTCGGCCTCGGCCGCCGCACGCCGGGCCTGCGCGCCCAGCCTGCCGGCCTCCTCGGCCGCGCCCGCCGCCTGCTCCCGCAGCCGGGCCGCGCGACCGGCGGCGGCGTCGGCCTGCCGGCCGAGCCGCGCGGCCTCCTCCCCGCCGGTCGCGGCCTCCCGCCGGAGCCGTGTGGCGGCGGCGGCGGCGGCGTCGGCCTGCGCGCCGAGGCGCGTCACCTTGGCGGCGGCGTGCTCCGCCTGGCTCCCGAGCCTGTTGGCCTGGGTCGCCGCGGCCTGGGCCTGCGCTCCGAGCCTGTTGGCTCTGGCGCCGAATGCGCCGAGCTGTGCGGCGCCCTGTGCCAGTGCGGCGGTGAGCGGGGACACCTGGCCGGTGAGGATGACGCTGACGATGTTCGGCACGGCTCACCCACCCGCCGTGGCCGCGCGCCGGGCGATCCGCTCGGCCCGTTCGGCCGCACGGCGTTCGGCCTCACGCCGGGGGACGAGCGCGACGTACTGGCCGGACGTCTCGATCTCGGCGTCGCGGAGCTCGCGTTCGAGGTCGCCGCGGACCTGGCAGCCGGGGCAGACGTGGACGTCGGCGGCGTAGGCGTGCCGGTCGCCCCCGGCGTCGGGTTCCCACTCCTCGGCCCGGGTGCCGCAGCCCGGGCAGGTCGAGTCCCGGTAGGCGGCGTAGGCCAGCGCCCACGCCCGGTCCTGCTCGCTCCACCGCAGGAACTGCGAGAGGGGTTTCCCCCACTCGTGGCAGAGGGCTAACTCGCGGCGGATCTGCGGGTCCGCCGCGATGATTTTCCCAGTTCCAACACCCTCGCCGCGGTGTGCACCCGGACCGCGGAACCGCAGAGGAGATCGATCTCCTGGTCTGTGATCTGCCCGCCCGCGAGCCATCTGCGCAGGTCGTCCGCGGTGACCCCGGCGGGTTCCACCACGGCGAGTTCGATCACGGCGTAGGGGAACGTCTCCGAGTTCCACGTGGCGACCGCGTTCGGGTTCCCCAGGGCCTGGCGGACCCGGGCGTGGTCCTCCTCCGTCGGCCTGTGCTCGGGGAGCTTGAGGAGCGTCTCGTAGACGGTGTTGCCCTTGCTCCGGAGCAGCCAGCGGACCGCGCCGGACGCCTCCAGCTCGGCGCGGGCCTCGTCGAGGCGGGCCTCCGCATCACCCCTGGCCGCCTCGTCGCGACCGAGGCGGGCCATGCGGGTCTCGACCTTGAGGTCCTCGTAGGCCGCGGCGAGCTCGTCGTCGGTGGTCAGCCAGTGCTCGGCCTCTGCGGGCCGCCGCTTGTTCATGCGGTTGAGCGAGTCGACGTCGCCCGCCTGCGCGGCGCGCTCCCGCGCCACCACGTTGCCCATCAGATCGTCACGCCGCTCGGGAACGCGGCGTCCAGGTTGGGCCGCGTGGCGACGCTGTAGTCGACGAGGAATTTAGCCGCGGTCGGGTCGGTCTTGTACTCGTCGTTCGGTCCGAGCGAGACGACCTGCCAGACGCGGCACTTGGTGCCGCCGACGCGGGCATACGGGTTGATCACCATGTAGCCGGCGGTGTTGATGGCGAACGCGTTCCACAGCGCCATGGAGGCGGTGTCGTCGTAGAAGGTCAGTCCACTCGCTTCCGCGGTGTCCTCGCCGCCGATGGTGCTCACGAAGCTGGATGCGAGGTCCGGCGTCTCGATGGGCTTGTTCTTGTACATGAAACCGCCGACGTCGGCGATGCGCCCGGCGAGCGCGATCCCCGCGTTGATCTCGGCTGCGGTCGGCGCGGCGGTGTTGGCGATCGCGGTCAGCCAGTACCAGCGGGTCTGGCCGTCGGTGCGGCGGAAGTAGCGGGCCATTTCTCAGGCCTCCTTCGTCCGGTGGGCTCCACGGCGGGGGGTCGCCGCCGGCTCGGGAGGCGGCTCGGGTTCCGTCGCCGCGGCGCGCTTGTCGGCGACGAGCCGGGCCACGTATTCGACGGGCAGCGCGGCCGGGTCGACGACCGCGCCGCCCAGCGCGGCGGACGCCTCGTCGAGGTCCACGTCGACGGGCGTCCAGCCCTTCGGCCCCCACACCTCGTCGTAGGCCGCCTGCGGGACCAGTCCGGGGACGGCCACGTCGGGGTGCGACACCCACAGGAAGCCGGCCATCAGACGCGGACCGCGGCGACGGTGACGTTGGTGGCGGCGGTGTAGGTGATCGACGCCACGCCGGTGGTGGGGTCGTTGAAACGGTCGGCGAGCGGGATCATCACGTCGCCCGTGGTCGCCGGGATGGTGATCGGCCCGCGGCTGTGGGTGCTCCCCTGGGAGCACAGGCCCACGCCGGTGATGGTCACGTCGCGGGTGGCGGCGTTGGTGTTCTTGAAATGGAGGAACGTCCGGTCGTCGGCTTTGACGGTGTCGCCGCCGGCGTTGGCCGCCGCGTAGGTGGGCTGCAACCCGGTCGCGGAGATCTGTTGGACGGTCAACAGCGCCATGGGGCCTCCGCGGTTCGCGCTCGTCTGGTGCTCGGGTGGTGCGCGCGACGGCCGCGGAGTCGCCGTCGATCAGCATGTTACGCCGGTGGTTATGTTGGTGGTGCGCTCTCCCTCGGATGCTGCGGAGCTCCGAGGGCGGGCGTTTAACTTTGCATCGGTATACTGGCGTGGTGATTCGGAACACCATCAGTTTTACAGAGAAGACCTACGATCGGATTCGCGCTGCGGCAGAGGCGGACCGCCGATCGATCGGGTCTGAGGTCGTCGTGCTCGCCGAAGAAGCGCTCGACGAGAGAGAAATCGTCGCGATCTGCACCGATTACGGGACGCGCAGACGGGACGGGAATGCGGTGCGGCTGGCGTTGGTGGAACAGGCCCTCCGAGATCTGCTCGCCGCGGTCGCGCCACTGGTCGACGACGACATCATCCAGCCTCACCACGACATGTTCAGGATCATCGACGAGGACACGCCCATGGCGGACGGGACCTACCCGGACGGGGAGAAGCTGCACGCGAGGCTGGCCGAGGCGTACCGGCGGGCGAGAGAGGCGACGGGAGAGGTGTAATGCAGCCACCAGCCTATTCGGGGGAATGTTGTTGCCCTAGCAGTAGTCACATATACCGGTTCCTACCCATCCCGGAGACGCCGGCCGAACAGGAGATGATCAGCGCCTACGGTGAAGCCGCCGAATGGTGGTGGACGTCCGAAGAGATAGCGGAGGCGGCCAGGCGCCTCATGGCCGGGGTGACGGCCGAAAACTGGACGTGGGTAAATGATGCCCCGAACCGCAATTCGTGAACTAGTCCGGTGTCCAGTCCAGCTCGTACTCCGTCCGGTCTACGAAGATCTCTCGCCCCGGTTGACCTTCCACCGACACCCCGAGCATCTGCGCCGTCCGCCGCGACGAACACCGCCACCCCGCCACGGTGACCGCATACAGCCACCCGCCCGCACCGTCCGAGGACACCACCCGCGCCCGCGCCCGGTCCCCCAGCGCCTGCGCCTGGTCCTGCCTGCGGCCCACGCAGTCCAGGCAGAACCGGGTGCACACGTCCGCCCCGTCACCGGTCAGCGGAGGCCCGTCCGGCGACGGGGCGCCCAGGTATCGGACCCGCACGAACGTCTCCGGCACGTCCCTCGTCGGCGGGCGGGAGAACACCGCCGTGCCGCCCATGTTCGCCGTGAGCATGGAGGCGAGCGCGGACGTGACGAGCTGCGTCGGCAGGACGGGCGTGGTCACCTGCCGAACACCCGGCCGAACGCACGGCGGAGGAGGCCGCCGCGACCGCCCCCGCCGGCGGGGGCGCCCCTGTTCGCCATCGCCGTCACCCGCGCGGCGAGAGCGTGCTGTGCGGCGACGTAGTGCGGTCCCTGCTCGTCCAGCGCCGGCTGGAAGTGCGGCAACGGCTCCTGGAAGAACAGCCGGCCGAGCGAGTCCCGCATGTTGTAGAACCCGTGTTCGAGCCGTGCGGCCTGCGGGGCCTCCGAGTAGACGAACGCCTCGGCCCCACCCGGCGACGACATGATCCGGTAGTCGACGCTCGCGATGTACCGCCCGGTGATGACGTTCGGTCCGGGCCTGCCGGTGGCCCTGCCGCGGACCGCCGCCGCCAGTCGGGCACCGTACTCGTGGGCAAGCTCGAGTTGCGCCTGCTGCGCGTAGGCGCCTGCGGCCATGAACGCCGCCGCCGTCTCCTCCACCCCCTCGATCTTGACCGCCCAGACCATCAGCCCCGCCCGCCCGTGCGTATCTCGACCTCGACCTGCCGGGACAGCTTGAACGTCCCGAACGTCGGCCCGACCACCCGGAGTTCGAGGCCCACGGCCGCCGGGTCACGGCTGGCGAGCATCTCCACGTCGTCGGCCGCCTGCGGGAGGCCGGCGGACAGCGGGAGGCCCAGGCTGTAGTGCTTGGCCCACTCGGAGACGCCACCCTCGGTGACGCCGCGTTCGGCGGTGCCGACGCTGCCCTTCGCCGCGCCGAGCTTGCACGGCCCCTCGTAGACGACGATCACATCTCCCGCCGGGGGGACGAGGGCGAGGCTGGACGGGTCGAGGGTGTCGTCGTCGGTGCCCTGCGGATCGCGGGTGATGCGGCAACCGGTCGACCATCAGCTCCTCGATCCGCCGCTGCGCGCGGGTGAGGTCAGGAGCCGGCATCGGGGGTGGCCTCGCCGGGTGGCGCTTCGGCGGCGGGCGGAGTCCACCCGAGTGCCACCAGCGCGTCGTGCGTCTCGGGGTCGACCCTTACCCGCTGCGCGCCTTCCACCTCGACGGTCGGCGCACGGAAGGTCAATTCGATAGTGCCGACGGGTTCCTTCGCCCTCGCGCGGAAGGTCATCGCGGTCACGACGCCCGCGGGGACCGGGTGGCCGCCCACGGAGATCTCGCACGAGCCGGTCCTCTCGTAGCGCACGCGCACGGGCGCTATCGCCACGTCAGTCACCCTCCTCCGCCGGCAGCATTGATCGTAACCCGGCGAGGAACGCGACACCCGGCGACATCGGCCCGCCCGACGCCTCCTCCGCCGCGAGCGCCGCCCGTTCGAGGCCGGCGGGGCTGACCCGGTCCAGGAACGCGGCGACCGCGCGCGGGGACGGCTCGGCGATGTACACGTCGCCCTCGCCGACGAACCTGCCGCCCGCCGCGAAGGTCAGGAACAGCTGTGTGCCCTGACCGGCGACGTGGTCCACGGCGACGCGGGCGACGCCCTTCTGCCGCCTGCCGCCCACGGTGACCTTGAGGCTGGCGGGGTCGGTCGTATCGACGTCGAAGGAGGGCATCAGTCCTCCCCGTGCTTGCACTCGGACGTCATCTGCACATCGCAGTCAGCCGCTGCGAACCGCAGCATCCCGGCCACGTCCCACGTGCGGGCGTCGTGGTTGACGGTCCACGTTGAGGCTTCGTCTGCCGTCGGAGTCAACCTGTTCGGTGATGAGCACGAACCGGGACAGCATCAGGCCCTGCCGTTGGAACTCACCGCCGAGGATCTTCTCGACGGCTTCGGTGTCGACCTCGACATCGGGGGGCACTTCGGCATATCTCCTTCCGGCCGCGAGCGAACCCGATCACTGTATGTCCAGGTCGCCCGGCACGTCCGCGTCGCCCGCGCCCCGCCGTGCGGCGAGCCTGGCGGCACGCGCCTCGATGCGCCGCCGCCGCGCGTCCAGCCGGTCGGGGCGCCTGCCCGCGAGCTGCGCGCGCCGTGCCTCCTCCTGGACAGCCTGCCGGGCCACCTGCCGGTAGTAGTCCTGCTCGGCGGTGTCGAGGATCTTGGCGCTGGGGAGCTCGCCGTCCATGAGTTCGGCGGGATCGCGGATGTCCGTCCGCAGGAGCGGCACCCTCACGCAGCGTGGGTGGGCGATCGGGAAGGACTGGAACAGTTCGATGCTGACAACGAGGCCGTTCGCCTCGGGAGCATGCCCGTGACCGGTGGGCCACTGGCAGCCGTGGCCATCTTGCACCTCGGCCGCGATGACCCCATGCCTCTTCCCGCGTTCGAGGATCGCCGCGTTGTACATCCTCGCCGCCACGGTCCGCGAAAGCATTTCGAAATAGTCGTCCATGCCGTGCCGTGCGCCGTTGCTGTACCTCACGGCGTGCACCCCACGCTCCCGCATGATCTGCGTAACCCGTGCGGGGACTTTCTCGAAACTCCTTTTCCGCCGCATGGCGCCGAGCACCTCGTCCGCCGCCACCCTGCGCAGCAACGCTTTCGTGGACGCCTCCACGTTGCGGGTCGCCGTCAGCGCCTTCTCGACCATCTCCCGTGCGATCGCCTGCTCGACCGCGCGGTGTGCGGCGAGGTCCGCGGACATGCCGGTGGTCCCGACCCGGCGGGCCGCTTCGGCGTCGCCCCGGGCGAAGACGACGGGCAGCTTCTCGCGCGCCCACCGTGCGATGGCCTGCCGCAGCCTGCCCATCTCGGTGGAGACGGTGGCCTGTATCTCCCGGTGCAGGGTGCGGGACTGCGGGTTGCGCCCGGTCAGCCGGTCGAGCGCGGCCTGCACTCTGGCCCATGCGCGTGCGGCGAGACGGGAGAGCTCGTCGGCGATGTCGCGGATCTCGGGCGGCTGGGCCACACCGTCACTCCGGCGAGGACAGGGTGACCGGCGGCGGCGGGAACAACCCGCCTACGACGGCTCCCGCGATCTCGGCCAGGTCGTCGAGACTGGTCGGGTCGAAGCCGGTCCAGTCGAGATTGCGCAGAACGTCCACGACCCGGAGTACCTCCGGCGTCCATGCCCCCAGTTCACCGGTGCCGGGAGGCCGGGCAGAGCGATCCTGATCGGGCAGGCAGCCGCAGATGTACTCCGGTTCGGCGGAGGGGAATGGCGTCACATCGACGGGATTAGGGCAGGCCAGATGCCCCGGCGTATCCCTGTTCACCGCTGTCACCGCGCGCCCCCCGAGTAGAGCCACTGCCAGTACGCGGCGAGCCACGGCGGCCTGCCCCGGTAACGGACGAGCCTCCTATTCCTGATTACCCGGTTCGGGTAACGACCGTTCATCTGGACGTAGTCGTGGACCCAGTGATTCATCATGCCGACTTGACTTAGAGGCGGACTGTTCCAACCCACGGAAGATCTCACCGCGCCCACCTCGTCCGGTCGGGTGCGATGACCCTGATCGGGTTCCCCGCGTCTCCGCTGTCACTCGGCGCCGAGATCCCGTCGATCGCCTCACGCAGCGCCCGAATGTTCGCGTCGTTGCTGCGCGAGTACTCGCCGGGGATCGTCTCGGACGCCGGCTCGGCCAGCATCGTCGCAAGCCTGCCCTCGAGGGTCTCGCGTGCCGCGTAGCCGGTGGCGGCGGTGACGTCCGCACCGGTCCGGGCCGCGATCCGGGAGATCGCCGCTTCCAGGTCGGCGGACTCCCACGTGTCCGGGCCGAGCTTGGAGTCCAGGTAGGCGGTCTGGTCCGCGGTCAGCGCCACGTCACACCGCCCTCACGAGCCCGGACACCCGTTTGATCCGCTCCACCCCGCCCGGCGCCACGTCCACCCACAGGTCATAGGCAACACCCACCGCCGTCGCCACCGCCCCGCCGTCCGGACCCACCAGCAGCCGGGCCATGTAGACCGGCGGCTGCCAGGTGTGCCACTGCCCGCCCTCGTCCTGCCAGGTGTGCGCCTCCGTGCGGGTCTCCCACGTGCCCGCGAACCAGGCGGACGGCTGCACGCCCGCGACGGGCAACGCCAGCTGTAGAGCCATCGCCGTGGGGTTGACGACCACGCCCGCGTCGTCACGGATCTCCACGGGTGCGCAGACCAGCTCCGTGCTGATCGCGGGGAGTTCGAGGACGGGCACGGGCATGGTCACAGGGTAGCCGCGGGCCGGGCGTCAAGGATCGCTGACGTCAGGGGAGCTTGACAGCGCCTCGTGGTCGGCGCGCACGGCGCCGCCGGCATAGGCGACGACCAGTTCGCCGAGCGCCATCACCTGTTCGGCGGTGGTGAGTCCGCTGCCGTCTAGGATCCGGGCGATCTGGGAGCGCGCGTCGGCGATGAGTACGCGGCGCGCCTGGATGCGCGGGTTGACTCTTCCCATCGAGCGTCCGCCTCTCCCTGAGCTGGCGGAGTGTGCCTACAGGCACGATATCGCCGGCATCCGCTTGTTTATTAAGATACGCAACACGGTTAGCGCATCCCTGTAGGCACGGTTGAAACATACCAGCGCGCAGTCATGTCGCGACGCCGAAGGCTTCGATCCAGTACCCGTCGTCGTTTACCTTAATCCAGTATGTGGGCTCGGGCGCGTACGGGTGGCCGTTCTCGCAGTGGACGTCCCAGCCGTTCCCGGCGGGATTGCAGGTGAGCACGAGGACCGTGGAACCACACTGGCTACACGGGGTCATGTCACGGCCCATTCCTTGCGGTAGTCGGGATGCTGCGAGCCGTCCGGCCGCAGGCGGTAGAACGCGGCGACATAGCGGAGCGCACTTCTGAGCGTTCCCGCGGTCCGGCGGTATCCCTCCCGTTCGCGGTCCGGGCAGTCCGGGTGTTCTGCCCATTCCGCCGCGCCCCTGAACTCGCCCAACAGTCCCCGTGTCATCTCGCACCGTGGAAGTGTGACGGCGGGGTTCTGCCTGACGATGTGGCGGGCGTCGTCCTCCCCGCAGGCGTACCACTCGATCAGGCAGTTGTTCTCGGCGTCGAGGACGCCCGCGCGATGGTCGTCTTCCACGTCGTTGACAGCCCACGGCCCCGGTGTCGCCGCCCGCGCATCGGCCTCCTCCTCGGCGATACGTGCCTCAATGAATGCGGCGATCTCGGCGACGTCGTTATCCTCGTCCATGTCGACCCCTTCTCGGTCGGCCGCGCCCGGGGTGCTCACAACACCGCCGGGCACCTTCACGCCCAGACTATCCGTCGTCGTCGTCCCGCCCGATCCCGCCAGCCGCAGCCGCACCGACCACCAGCGCGAAGAACGCGGCGAACGCGGCGGCGAACACCAGGAAATCGATCACAGCATTTCCTGCGCTAGTACCACCACAGTGAAGCCAGACAGAGAAGCAGCGAGAAGACCGCGACGAGTAGGACTACCCATAGCAAACTCACGATCACAGCGTAGGCGGCCCCACCGTGTGCCGCACCAGCGGGCGCACCACCTGATGCCGCAACCCGGGCGAGGCCACCCCATGCCGCAGCACCGGACGGGCCTGCCAGCACCGACAGGTTCCCCACCGTCGAGAAACCAGCCATCGACGCGACACGGCACGAGGCCGCGGCGGATCCGCTCGACCGCTTCGACCCCGCTGCGGACGACACCACCCGACAGGATGCGACTCCCGTACCAGACGACGCCTTCGACCCCGACGACACGCCGGACGGGCGCACCGACCCGATACCGGCACTTATACCACCCTTGGCCCCACCCGCCGTGGCCGTGGACCGCGGCGGCGCCACACAGCCGGACGCCCCGCCCTTGAAACCCCCGGCCGACGACGATGGGCGGCACGAGCCGGCCGCGGCGCCCGACGCAGACGGGCCGACCGACGCGGACGCCGCGGACGCAGAACGGCACGACGCGACGGCATCGCCCGCGGAACCCTTTGCTCCTGCGGGACTGCGACGCCGAACGCGACGACGCCGTGCCGGCACCGGCACCACCCTTCGCCCCGGATGCCTGTGCGGTCGCCCGAGTCGACGACGCGGCGGCGGCGGTCGAACCCTTGAAACCCGTGGCGACCGACGCCGACCGCGCAACCGACAGGTTGCCGCCGGGGAAGAGCGGGGTGAACGCGGCGGGGAACGCGCCGGACGCACCCGCAACCGACGCCTTCGACCCAGAGTCGACCGCAGACGACCGCGACGAGGCGACGGCACCCGCCGACGTCCCCCTGGACCCGGTCGCGACGGCGGACGAACGGGCCGATCCGACGGCCGCACCCGACGCCCACGGACACCCGACGAGACCGACGCGGCCCGGCCCGAGGACGACGCCGGGCCGGACGCCGCCTTGGCACCGGACGCGGCGGCGGCGGGACGGGCGGAGGCGGAGGCCGCACCGGTGCCCGCCTTCGACCCCGACGCCGCCGAGACGGCACGCGACGACGACGACGCGGGCCCGGACGCAGACGGGACACCCGGCACCGTCGGGAGGAACGGCCGGCGGCGGGGGCGTGGCCGCCACGGTGGGCGGAAGACACCGGAGGACACCTCTCAGGCCAGCTCGGCGATGCTCAGCCAGCCGACCACCGCCGAGATCGAGTCCGCCGGTGTCGTGACCAGCTCGAGCACGGCCCGCGTACCGCCCGCGATGACGTCGATCTCCTCCGGGGTCGGCCGCCACAGAGCCGACTGCCGGACCTGCCACGGGATCCGCGCCAGTTCCGCGCTCGTCCCGCCGGTGAGTTTGGTCGTGTTGCCGGTCTCCAGCGTCGCCGAGGCGGCCACGTCGTTCGGAAGTCGGGGTATGAACGTGGAGGTCCCGCCCCCGGACCCGGACGTCGGGGCGCCCGTGACCCGCTTGAGGACGAGGGTGAGCCACTCCTCCTGCGCGTCGCCCACCTCGGACGTCTGCCCGATCTCGAATCCGAGGACGGCGACGGGTTTCTCGGCGGCGGCGAGCAGCTCGAACACGTCGATCTGCGCGGTGAAACGCGACGGTGATGTTGATCGGCGCCCTGTAGGCGCGGCCGAGAATCATGGTGACCTCACCGGACGAGGAGGGGCATCCGACGGCGCGTCGGATGTGTGGGGAGGAGGGACGCCGTGGCGGTCCCGGCGGCGAGGATCTCCACGGCGCACCAGTTCCACGCCGCCGCGCCCGTGCCGAACGCGTCGAAGCTCAACGTCACGCCCGTGCCGGACAGTGCGGTGACGGACGCCTTGCGGGGGGCGATCCCGGAGATGCCCCCGGCGACGGTGTACGCCGCGGCGGCGGCGTCGTCGGTCGTCGTTGGAGCGCCGAGCGCGTTCCACTCGACGCCACAGCCGATCACCAGCGAACCGTTCGCGGTCGTCGTCAAGACGGTGGGCACGATCGCGTTGGTGGTGGACGAGCCCTCGCCGGTCGCACCCACCGGCGACGTCGTGTCCGCGCCGGTCAGCGCCCAAATCTTCACCCCGCCGTTGTCCTCGGTGTTGGCGGCGCTGGTCGTGACGGAGACGGTCCGGGCGACGCCGGAGGCGACGGGCGCGGTGAAGATCGCCGCCACGCCGGACTGTGCGCCGGAGTCGGTGCCCGTGCGCCTGGCGCGCTCGGTCCACGTGAGGCCGGTCGAGGAGGGGGTGAGTGTGACGTCCACGGCGGCCAGGGCGTCGGCCATGCAACAGCAGACGAGGAGGGACCCGGCGGGCGCGGTGAACGATGCGGTGACCCACGGGTCGGAGCTCCCGAGGCCACGGCGGGGGTGGAGGCGTCGACCGCGATGGCCACGGCGCGCGGTCTCCCTGCCCACTCAGGCGGTCGTGATCGTGTGGCTGCCCACGTCATCCAACCCCGTCCAGCCCGTCAGCGCGGTGATCTCCGCGAGGGGCCACGTACGTTCGTCCTGTCCGGGGGCCAGCGTGAAACGGTGCGGGTTCTCCGCGGACCCCGCGTCGTACACCTCCCACGTGTCGTACATGCAGCCGGCGGGGAAGAGCGGGGTGAACGCGGCGGGGAACGCGCCGGGATCCCGGACTATGTTCATCGACAACAGCGGGTAACCCTGCCCGGGGATCTCGGTGAAGTGCAGGGAGCAGGTTATGGCCCCGCCCGCATCGACGGCCGTCTCGCTCTGGGGGGACCGCAGGATCTTCGGCATGGCTACCCGTCCTTCTCGTCATGGCGCACAAAGGGAAGTCGATCTACGAGAATGTGAACGGACATCAGGCTGCCGATAGGAAATCGGTGAGCGAGTCGGCCAGGAACGCATGCCCCCGGTTACTCGGGTGGAACGTGTCCGCCGCGAACAGCGGTGTGGCGCCGCAGACCCCTATCCGGCTGCGGCCGTCGTAGACGCAGACGTCCGCGTCGGCCGCCGCGACCGCCCACATGACGTCTATGTAATCCGACCACAGATATGTGAATGCGCCGTTCACGGCGTCGCACGGGGCCATGAGGACGAAACTCGGCACCTTGCCCGCGGTGACGGATTTCGCGGTGGCGATGAGGGTTTCCAGGTTGGTCCGGAAAGCTGCCGGAGTAACGTTGGCACCCCAGTCGTTAAATCCCAGCTCGACGATCCACAGATCCGCGTCCTGCGGACCGATCGCCTGAGTGGAATACGTCCCCACGAGCGTCACGAAATCGCCCGACGCCCATCCCGCGTGACCCATGGGGACAACCGTTATCCCGGCGTTCTCGTCACCGTCATAGACGATCCCGCCATCGATGTAGAGCGCACTCCCCGGCGCCGTCAGGCGGATCGTGTGACTGCCTGACGAGCCGAGGCTTATACGGTGGGCATTGCCGTCCGTAGCGCCAGATCCCTGATTCCAGCCCGTCACGCTCCCCCCATCGACGCTGACAGCGACGGTGAGGCCACCGCCGCTGGCGTCGATGACATCCATTGATGTCCCCGTGACAGTCGCCTGTATGTAGTCGCCGTTGGAGATGAGTACCAGCGGCAGCCCTCCCCATCCGAACCAGTACTGACCAGTATCCACCGTGCCGCTGTACGTCCACGCCGAGTTACTCGCCGCCGAGTTCGCGGCGAGGAAACCGACGCCGCCGCCCGCGCCGACACCGTCGGAGGGAAACCGGCTTCTCAGCTGTTCGCGGAGTCGGTCCGTCCACCGGTTCGCCCGCGACGACGCACCCACCCCTCGGTGAAACTGTCACCGAGCACCGTCACCTTCGCGGGAGCGAAATGCCGGTTCGCCAGCGCAGACCACCACTGGCGCAGCGCCCGACCCTTCACCCAGGCCGCGTTGGCCCGGTGGGCGAGGTCGTTGTGGTGCCGGGTGTGCCCAGCATCGTTGTCGGCGTGCGTCTCGTTCAGCGGCAGCTCTGTCGGCACGTCTCAACTCCCTTTAACCCTGGTCCCTCTGCGGGGACCGCAGGATCTTCGGCACGTTCCGACCGCCTATCCGGGTAGGACAGCTGTAGCAAGTTGACCGTGTAGGTGCCCTGTCCGATGTACGGCTCAGGTGTGATTTTGGAGACTTCGCCGTCCCCGACCGCCGTGAGGTTTATCGCCGCGCCGCCGGACGTCGCACTGAGCTGGAAGTCGTCGGTCGTGGACGACACGACGAAATACACCGTGCCCTCCGCCAGCCCCGTCGGCAGCGCCGCGCCGACCGCCGGCCACACCACCACCTGGTCGCCGTTGGAGTAGCCGTGCGCGGGGCTCTCCAGAGTGTCCGCGGTCGTGTCCGGAACGGAGAACTGGCGCCGCGCCGCACCCCCGGCCGGGGCGCAGCCGAAATACGTGCCCGACGTCGCCGCCGACCAGTAGCCGACCCATTCCACCCTTCCGCCGGCGGGCACGTCGAACTGCTGCGTGCCCGTCATGGCCTTCACCCCGGCCGACGACGCGCCCCACGACACCGCCTTCCGGGCGTAGGCCGGGGAACCGCCCGCCAGCTCGTTCGCCCCCGTCGTCCCGGGTTGGCCGAGTGCAGGGAGATGTGCGACGGCGGCCACGCCGGAGTGCCCGCCGTCGAGTCGAGCATCCGGTCCTTCGCGCCGTCCACGAAGGCGGGGGTGGGCACGGGCTACGCCCGTCCGCGCAGCTTGGACCGATCACGCCGAGGGCCGCCCTTCCGCCGGCAGCGCCGTCTGCCGTGCGCCGATGTAGGCGACCACGCGGCTCCCTCGGGCAGGCCGGGGTTCGGCACGGAGCGGGCCCGACCGCCTGCGCCGTGGCCGCCGTCGGCCGGGGGCCGGGGCCGGCTTGCGCCGCGGCCGGGCCGGATCGGCATCCTGGTGGCGCCGCCCTCGGCGCGGCGCGCGTTTCCCCTTCGTGCGGCCATCAGGCACCTCCCGCGTAGGGCAGCTCGCCGAGCGGCTCGGGTGCCGCTCGGTGCGCCGTAGTCCAGGCCGACGCGCCGGGGTCGTCGTGCGTGGGCCAGCACGCCTGACGTCGAAGACGTGTTCGGGCAGTTACGCCGGGGGGCTGGTGTCCGGGTACGAGGGTCCGTACCAATGTCCGTCGATCTGGACGTTGCGGCGAGGCGCCGCGCGGCGGGCGCCTTCGGGTCGCTGCCATCTCCCACTCCCTCCTTAGGGCTGCACCGTTGCCAGCAGCGTGAGATTGGGGTCGCGATCCATGGGAATCCCACGCCCGCGTCCTTGGTCCACACGCCCACCGGGTCGGACGTCTTGTCGATGACCACGACCAGGCCGGGCGCGTCCTCGCCCTCGATCGCCTGCGCCTCGACGAGTTCGACGCTCTCCGCGGTCGGCCGACGAAGAACCCGCCCAGGTTCGGCGTCTCCTCGACGGTCGGCAGAAACAGGATCTTGTTGCGGGGGTGAGCCTGGCCTGGGAGCCGGTGGAGCGCCGGTCTGCCGTCGTTGGTGACGATCGGGGCAGGTTGTACGCCCATCAGCTGACCAGCGCGGCGGCGTTGTCGGCGGGCCGGCGACGGCAGCGCGAGCGCGGTCTTGACCGACTCGGAGACGAGCGCGCCCCCGAGCGCGCCGAGGACATCATGATCGCCCGGCGGGGCCGCCGTTGTCGCGACGTACACCTCGTGCCAGGCGAGCATGTCCTGGACCGGCACGCTGGTGGCCTTGTTCGCGCGGTCCACAGCACGGCGGCGGTCCCGAGTGGGAGCCGGAACGGCCGTAGCTGACAGTCGCGTGACGCGGTCGAACGTCGTGGTCAGCGTGATCGCCGCGTCGAACAGGGCGTCGGCGCGCAGCCTCGCCACCGTGCGGCGATGGCGCGGGCGTGGCGGGCGGCGTCCGCGTAGATCGCATCGATGATCTTCTGCTTGTCGCCGTGGCGCGGCCGAGGCGGATCATGTCGATCCGCTCCTTCTCTGCCGACCTTGGACTTCCGGCTGATCGGCGGATCTCGAACTTCGTCATCGCCGCGCCCTGGCGCCCACGATGTCCGACTCGGCGTCCCACGCCCGATCCGGGCCTCGGATTCGTCGAGGAGCGTGCCGACCGCGGCCGTCAGTTCGGTCTCCATCGTGCTGCGTCGCAGCCACGTGGAGAACATGAGCGGTTCCGCTCGGTCTCCATCATGATCTCGCGTGCGTACCCGGTGAGCTCCGCCAGGTCGACGAGATTGGTGACATGCCATCTTCGCGGCTCTCAGCGAAGAAGAAGCGGGAGCGGAAGTCGAGCAGGCCTGCGGGAGCTGTACGGGCGGCTCCGTCAGCGTCGTCAGCGCCGGCCCGGTGACGGTGTCGATCGCAAGCCCGCGTAGTCGCCGAGCTGCCGGTGCCTGGGGGACCTTCGCCGCCCGATCGCCCCGGTCCACAGCAGCGGGCGGGGGAGTCCGCGCCGGCGGCCCACACCCGTTGGTCAGGTCGATCGTCGCCGCGAGAACCCGACGGGATCTGCGTCCCGTCGGCGGCGTCGTTCTTGTACGGGCCGTAGAGCCGCTCGCAGTGATGATCCCGAGAGGGTGCCGACTTGACCAGCTTCCGGGAACGGGTGGTCCCGAACGCGGTGTTCAACAGCGTGATCGACGCCGTGTAGCCGTCGCGAACTGCGAGAACAGCCACGAGTAGTCCTCGGGCGGGACAGTGTGGTGTTGACCGGACTGAGGTTCACGTGCCCTCCGGACGCATCGGGGGTTCTCTGCGTCCGCGGACCTTCGCCCCGGTGGCCTCGTCCCGCCGTGGTGGGTGCGGGTCCCCTCGTCCCGGCTACGGCCCGGGTGGCCCGAAACTAACTGCCCGTTACGACCTTACCGCCCTCGACGCGCCAGTTCGGGCCGCCCGCCTGTGCGCGCGCACGTTCGGCGCCACGTTGCAGCGCGCTCCGGGAGTCGCCGCCCTGCCCGCCCCTCGGCCCCGGCCCGGGTCCGACGGCGGGGCTCCGGCGGGGGTCGCGGCGAACAGGGCGGGCAGTTTGACCTTCAGCGCCTCGACGGCCGCCTCGACGGCGGCGGCGTCCGAACCCGCGGGACCTTCACGAGGTCCACGACGAGTTCGGGTGCGGCGCTGCCCGCGGCGCGGAGCGCGCGCTCGACGGCGATCGAGTGCAGCTGCCCGGCGGCCTCGGCCTTCGCCGCCGCCGCTTCGGCCTGTGCGGTGGCCAGGGCCTCCTGCGTCTTCTGCGCCTCGGTCTTCTCGGCTTCTTCGCGCGCCTTCGCCGCGTCGATCGTCTTCTTGGCGTCGGCGGGGCTCATGCCGAGTTGTTCGGCGAGCGCCGTTTCGGCGGCGCGGCGCCCTTCGGCCTTCTCCCGGCCGCGATCCGGTCCAGGTCGGCCTGCGTGAACGTGGCCGCAGGGGGGGCCGGCGGCTCGGGGGCCGGCGGTCCTGGCTGCGGCGTGTGGTCACGATCGAAGATTACACGCCTTGGTCACCGGGCGGCAGGCCGCCGGCCGGCGGCGCGGGCGCCGGTTCGGGCGGCGGGCCGGACAGGTCGGGCAGGTCGCCGGTGTGCAGCAGGCTCCGCACCGCCTCCTCGTCGCCGGTGGCGTCCAACAGGCGGACCGCCGCCGCGTAGTCGGCCCGCCGTATCTGCCTGACGAGCTCCTCGGCGTCGCCGACCGGGAAACCGGCTTCCACCAGCAGGTTGACGCAGAACTCGATGCTGCCGGCCGGCGGGTCGGACGCGCCGCCGAGGATCTTCCGGACCAGGTCCACCGCCGCGGCCTTGTCCTGCGGCAGGAACGCGCCGAACGTCATCTCCGCCGGCCGTCGGACGCCGGCGCGTCCGGCACGCCGTTGGCCAGCGAGAGGCGGCGGACGAACTTGAACAGGAGCCGGTACTTCTCGCCTCTGGCCTGCCTCATGTCCTGGCGGATCATCGCCGTGAGCGGGCCGAACCCGAGCGCGAACGCGAAGCCGCTCGGCACCTCGCTCGGCTTGACCTTGCCCATGACCGCCGCCGGCGTCCGGGCGACCGCGGCCATCCGGTCCTCGAGTCGCGCCGTCTCCGCGTGCAGTGCGACCAGCGCCTGCGAGGTGTCCAGGACGTCGGCCCGGCCGTCCTGGCCCATGTTCCATACCTCCCCGGCCGGTACGTGGCGACTGGTGCCGAAACTGGCCCCGGAGACGAACACGACCGGGTTGGCGGCGGTGACGCCCGCGGCGGCGATGTTGGTGTCGGTCTGCGCGAGGTCGTCGAGAATCTGCGCCACGGCGAACGTGCTGGGGATCCCCCACCCGTCCCCGTCGTCTATCGAGTTCGGGACGTTTACCAGGGGGATGAAGTCGGTTCCGATCTCCCGGTCCCGGATCTCCCCGTGCTCGTCGGCGGCGTAGACGGCGGCACTCGGGTCGAGTTCGTCCACGCCGTCGCCCCGGCCCTGTTTCATCTCGAACACGGCGTCGGTGTAATAACACGCCAGCCGGGACGGCCGGTCGTTCCACGGGTAGGAGCGCGTTCCCCCGTCGTCGGCGGGGCGGAGGTGCCACGTCTTACGGACGATCCGGACCTTCCCCTGTCGTTGCAGTTCCGGGCTGGTCTCCTCCCACGCGAGGTGCACCTTCGACGGGAACTCCTCGTCACCCGGCTGCGGCGCGGGGAAATAAAAACCGGGCTCGTAGTCCCGCAGCCTCACCCGGCCCGCGTCGGGGTCCCACCCGAGCGCGTATATCCCGTTCCCGAGTTTCACGGCGCGGCGTTCGGCCCGGTGCATCTTGATCGGCCCGCGCTCGTCTTCCCACCACCGCCGGTACCACTCCTGCGCGGCGGCGAGGCCCGGGTCGCCGGGTTCGGTGGGGGTGCCGTCGGCGCCGGGGACGGTGACGGCCTGGCTGTCGCCGAGGACGGCGGACAGCACGGTCCGGTTGATCAGGTATGCGTCGCCGTACTCGCGGACGTCGCCCTGCTCGCCGGCGAGCGCGGCCCGGTAGCGGCGGGCGGAGTTGCGGTCGTAGGCCTCCTGGAGGTGGTAGGCGGTGAGGCGGCGTTCGTGTTCCTCGCCGACCCACGTGGGGGGCCGGAACCCGCCGTCGGCGATGCTGATGCCGTCGCCGAGCGTGGATTTGAAGGCGAGCCAGGACCAGGCGTCGAGGATGAGCTCTCGGACCGCCCGCATCTGCGCCTCCCTGCCTCTCGGGACAGGTTATCGATCGTCGGCCGCGGTGCGGCGGTTGTACCCGTCCCACGCCAGGGCGCGTTCGCTGCGGGTGCCGCGGCGGGTGGCGAGGACGCCGTGCTCGAGGAGCTCGTCGAGGAGTTCGTGGGTGGCGTAATGCCCGTTGTCGCAGACGATCGCGAGGTTGTCGCGGTGGGACGTGCCGCCGTGCTCCCTGGGGAGGATGTGGTGGACGACGAGGCGCAGCGGGGGCGGGTAGTGGTAGCGGTGCAGCCGGCAGCCCCGTATGCCCGTGTCGGCGGTGAGCATGCGCAGGACGGGGATGGTGGCCGGCTGGCCGTCTTCGTATTCCACGGGTCGGCAGGCTATCGCATCGCCGGTCCGACGCAAGATCCAATCTAGTAGCTACAGGGTGGCTATCGGACCGATGAAAGCCTTATGGCGTCGGCGGCTTGGTCTCAGGTTGGCGAGAGCCAGGATGCTCTAAACTGTGGGGGTACAAGGCCGTGAAGAGGAGTTGCCGGAGCGGTGCTGCCAGGCACCGCCCCGGCCTAACACCCTGAAGAGGAGGCGTCGCAACCGATGATACCCGCATGCCCAAATGGGCTGCCAACCTAATGCGTACCATCACCGATCCGATGCGCCTCGTGGACGGCGATGCAATCGCACGTCGGCTGTTGGCCCCGGAAAATATTCAGCGATGGCGCCCGGCGAGCATCGATGTCGGCGCGCATGAAGGACGCGACGTAGAGGTCGGGGCGCTGCGCCGGTCCATCGACCGCGACGGGTTGATCTCCCCGGTCGTCTGTGGCCCCGATAGAACACTCATCGACGGCTGGCGCAGGATCCTGGCATGGGGCGACAGGGGCGTCATCGACGTCATCGAGGTCCACGACCTGGCCGAAGCGACGGTAGCCCTTAAATCCATGTGCGACCGAGAGCGGGCGGAACAGCGGGGGTTAGCCGATCTTATCTTCAAATGCGATCTGCTCCAGGGTCTACCGAGGCCGAAGTCGATCGATGTCTCGAAAATCCCCCGGGCAAGTCATTATGTTACCGACGTCGGGTCTTTCGTGAGTAATGCGGTCGGCATCCCCAGGTCAAAGTATTATGCGTATTGTCGGCTGCGCAGCATGGCGCATGGGACCGGCATCCCGGAGGCGGCAAGAGAGCTCGCTCGCCAAAAGATGGCGGAGGCGACTGCGGAGCAATGGGGAGAAAACAGGCTGAAGAGGGCCATCGGCGCGGTTAAGGCCGCAGCCGATGGAGATACGCCGCCCACGGAAACAGGTGGCATGCAACGCCGAAAACCTGCCGACATGAAATGGCTGCCGAAGGCTGTCTACAGTATCGGCGGCCTCACCGAGGCACTCGTCTTCACCTCACCCATTTCCGGCCTGCCGTCCGAGACGCGTGAAGAGATGATCGCGGTACTCGGTGCGACGGCGGGCAGGATCGACGACCTCCGGCAGAAACTGGAAGAGGGACGGCCATGACGGGCGCAGACTACCCGGAACCGAAAATCGAGATGCTGGCGGTCGGCTCGATAGCGACCGACCACCAAGTCCAGAGGCACCAAAGTCGCTCGCACATAGAGAAGATCAAGAGCGGCTACAGGCGCGACGGCATCGGAATCTTAACGCTGAGCCGAAGGGAGGACGGCACGCTCTGGTACATCGATGGCCAGCACCGCGGAACTGCGATGTTCGAACTCGGGCTGAGTTCCGAGCTCGTGACGTGCGAAGTCTACGAAGGCCTCACTCTCGCCCAAGAGGGTGAACTATTCCTCAAGCTGAACAACTCGAAGAACGTCAGCATCGTAGACAAGTTCCGCGTACGCGTAACCACCGGGGACCCGGTCGCCGTCGACATGGCGAGAATAGCGGGAAACCACGGACTGAAGATAACCGGCGCATCGGGCGAGGGCCAGATAGCGGCGATCGCGGCGGCGGAAAGCGTCTACACCGGGCAAGTGGCGGGGAAGAATGGAAGCTACCAGGCGGTTTTCGCCATGACTCTCTCCGTGCTCATCGAAGCTTTCGGCAGGGAACCGGACGCCATGAGCGGCCAGCTCGTCAGGGGTGTCGGGCTCTTCATCCATAAGTACGGCAAGGTGGTTGTGCAAAACGGACTCGCGAAGAAGATAGCATCGCATCCGGGCGGCGCCGAAGGGCTCATCGGAGCGGGAAAGAACAATAACTTCAGGCATCGACTGGGTGGCGTCCACAAAGGAATCTGCTTCGCCGTACTGGACGACTACAACAGGGGCAGGCGGAAAGATACGCTACCCGCCGCTTGACGGGAAGCACCTGATGCGCGCGAGCGATCTTACCGCCGGGAGAGCCGCCGGTCCTCGACCTGCCGCCGCTGCACGATCGCCCCCAGCCCGAGCAGATGCGTCAGCACCGTCACGTTGGCGTCCAGCCGGTCGGGAGAGTCGTCCTCGCCCGCCCAGGTGCACATCTCGTTCTCGAGTTTCGGCAGGCCCGGGGCCAGATGCCACACGGTGCCGCCGGTCGTCTTCTGATCGCCCTCGTAGCGGGCCGCGACCGGTTCGGCGCGGATCCGCTTGTTGTCCCGGGCGTGCACGGAGACGATCGGCGGGCACGCCCGCCCGTGCGTGCGTCCCTCCGACGCGAGCTGCCGCCACGCGATCCGGATGGTCTGGGCGCACATCTCGCCACCCTGGTTCGCCTCGACCACCACGACGTGCGCCCCCCAGTCGAGGACGGCGAGGCACACGGCGCGACCCCAGCCGGCGGGGGTGTCGTGCACGGTCCTGTCGTCGAGGACCACGGCGTGGTCGGAACGCTCGCCGGCCAGCCGCCCGGCCACGATGATGCCGGTGTTGTCGGCCTGCTCGCCGGAGGTGACGGCCGGGTCGACGCCCACGCCGATGAGCGCGATCGGCCCGTGCTGGGCGGGGGTGCACCACTTGTACCAGGCCCGTTTGATGATGACGCCTTCGGCCGTGCTGGGGCGCTGCTGGAACTGGCACTCCCACACCCGGCCGCCGACGTTGCGCCTCGTGCGGGCGACCTGTTCGGGGGTGTACCGCTCGGGCCAGAGGATCTGCCCCGGCTTGCGGCCCAACGGGTCGGGCGCGGGCTTCCCCTCCCGGTCGGTTCCGGTGGCCACCTCGGGGATGTCGACGACTTCCCACTTTTCGGCCTGCTCGCCCGCCTCCTCCATCTCGGCGAGCAGGCGGCCCACGAGGTCGTCGAGGTGGACGCGCTGCTGTACGACGATCACGGCGGCGCCGGGTTCCAGCCGGGTTAGGGCGGTGGACTGCCACCACTCCCAGCAGGTCTCTCGGATGGTCTTGGAGTCGGCCTCCTTGCCGGCCTTAATCGGGTCGTCTATGAGGAGCAGGTCGGCGCCGCGCCCGGTGAGCGGCCCGCCGGTCCCCAGGGTGAACATGCCGCCGCCCGTGGTCAGGTCGAAGCGGTTGGCGGCGTGGCTGCCCCGTTCCAGGGTGAGCCCCAGCCCGGGATGAGTCTTGATCATGTCTCGGACCCACCGGCCGTGGCCCTCGGCGAGCTCGGCGCCGTAGGACACGCCGACCACGCGGTGTTTCGGGTGCCGCCGGAGCCACCACAGCGGACCCCAGCGCAGGACGCGCTCGCTCTTGCCCCGTCGCGGGCTGATGGTGACGATGACGCGGTCGATCTCACCGGCGTCTATGCGCCGGTACACCCGGTCGAGCAGGTCGAGGTGTCTGCCGGGCCTGACGGCGGGTCCCCACAGCCGGCGGGCGAGGTCGCCGGGGCTGGCGTCGTCGGGGCTCGGCCGCTTAAGCCCGCCCTCGGCGGGTGCCTGGATCGTGTTCGACAACCATTCCAGCGGGTCCAGAACGGGTGTCGTCAGGCTCATTCGTTCATGATTGCCTGTGGTTCGGCCGTGACCTGCCTGATCTGATCTACGATGATCGCCCTTACGTCTGGCGCATCCGGATCATGCCCGAGGGCGGCGAGCACGCCGCGGAGGACCGCGAGGACCCGTTCGCCCCGCATCTGGTTCGTCATTCGGTCCTGCTCGAGCAGGACGGAGACATGGTTACTGATCGAGGGGAACGTCGACAGCGCCGCCCTGGCCGCGTTGATCCTGACGTTCGGGTTTTCGTCTTCGAGGGTTCCGTCGAGGGCATCGACTGCGCGGCGAGCGGTATGGCCGAGAGCTATGACCGTCTCGGTGAGAATCTCGCGGCGCGCGGCTTCCAGTGCGGCGGCGAAGTCCGGTTCTCTACGCCAGTTCCTGATGGTCCTTCCGGCGACACCCACGACTTCGCCTGCCGCTTCGGTCGACATGCCCTGGGCCAAGGCAACGACCGCTCGCGTGCGTTGATCCTCCATGCTGGAAGATTTTGGCAATTTTTGGCACTCGGTGGAAACTCCTTCGGTTCATCATGCCCGCCGATCAATCGGCGACAGCACCGCCTCGATCTCCTCCGCCGTGTAGACGACCTCGGCGGTGGCGCAGGGCCAGTCCGCCGATCCGTCGCCGACGGGCGGCGAGCAGGCGTGGCACTCGTAGACCCCGATCTCGGCGTTCCCGCTCTTGACGCGGCCGGCGAGCTGGGGCGCGTGGAGCTCGCGGACCGCCGTCCGCTCGGCGCGCAACTTGTCGATCTCTGCGTGCAGGTCGGCGCGGTTGCGGGCGCCGATCGCGGCGCCGGACTGCTCCACGGCCAGATCCGCGGCGAGTCGCCGCACCTCGACCACCAACGCGGGGACGTCCGATCTCGCGGCTGCGACGAACTCCCTGTCGGCGTCCTCGCGGACGTACTCCACGACCTGGTCGAGCTCGTGGAACTCGGGACCGTGGACCACCGACATGCCGTCGGTCTGCCACGGCCCGTCGGTGGCCGCGTCCGCGCGGGCCTGGATCGCGTCGAGTGCGGCGGCGTCGAGGCTGCTCGTGTCGCACCCGCGTTCCCGGTCGGTGTGCTCGCCGAGCGCTCGGCGGACGCGGTCGAGCCAGGCGGCGGTGTCGGTCACCTTGTCAGTCACTGCGGGTTTCCCCCATCTGCTCGTGGGCTATTGCCTGCCTGATTTTCAACATCATCGGAGGGTGGTTTCAAAAATCCCACCTCTTCCGAGACCGCATGCGGTCCGGTAGCGGTCACGACATGCTCCGGATAGTGCTCGGCGTAGGCCACCCTCAGCGCCTCGTCTCGGCTCATCCCGACGCTGCGGAGCGTGGCGACGGTGTCGAGGTAGGCACGGAACCGCCGGACCTCCGCCGCGTCGCCCGGGTGGAGCCGGTCCAGTGGGGCGCCGGTCCCGCACCGGCCCGGGGGCATCACGGCCCCACCTCCGCAGCCTCGTCCGCGGGAGCCCGAGCGCGGCGAGAACCTCCGCGCGTTCTTCCGGGTCTGCGACGCGCCGCCGGACGAGGCGTGCGGCGAGCCTGGCCTCCTCGGCGCGGCTGGTGGGCGTGCCGGGGGTGGCGAGGTGCTCGGCGGGCGGCAGGTCAGGCATCGGCCCGCGCCGTCGCCTCCGCGACTCCCTCGTCGATGGAGTAGTCGACCGCGCACAGGTCCACGTCCGCGTACCACCGCGCCGCCAGGTGCGAGCAGACCGCCGGGGCGTACGGGTGCAGGCCCACGTGAACCGCCTCCCGCGCCTCCGCCTCGTGGGTGGCGCACACCAGGCTGTTGTGGACGTCGAGATCCCAGATCACGTGCGTGACCGCCAGGACGCCGCCAGGGGGGCGGCGGCGGTCCAGCGTCCGCACACGCCGGGCGGGGCCGCCTCGTCGGGGCAGCCGTTCACGCTGCCGCCCGTCGGCGGTCCCGGACGGGCGCCTGCGCGACGTCCCCCAGGTCCAGCGCGAGCTGGACCGCGGCGGCGACGCGGCCCGGGTGGGCGGCCAGGACGCGGCGGGCGCAGGTCGGACCCATCTTGAGTTCGCGGGAGATCGGGTCGGTGAGCCAGGAGATCCGGCCCCGCACGGCGCAGGCTGTACAGCGCACGGGTTCGACTTCTCGTTCCATTTCCATTTCCATTCCTCACCATCCCGCGTCGCACAGGCACATTTCCGCGTCGCACCCGCGGCAGTCGGGGTTCCACCCGTCGTGCACCCGCCGGACGAGTGCGCGCAGGAGGCGGAGGAGGATGCTCATTCAGATCGTCCCGAGGTAGCCGAAGTCGGGTAGGGCGTTGATTCCATCCGCTCTCCCCCACAAATGCAACGCGTTGGCGTGGATGTTCACGTGCCTCCCGGGCGGGGCGAACACCTGGTAAGCCCAGCGATCACCGAAGACGGCGGCGTGCAGGGCCTTCAGTTCGTCGTAGGTGGGCGTCCTGCCGTCCCTGTTCGCGATCGAGGCGTGCACCCATTCGACGTCCGGGGTCTCCGGGTGCGGGGCGGTCGAGGCGATGACGGAGAGCCCGGATGCCGGGTGGACGAGGGAGACGTCGTAGGGGATGCCGATGACGCTCATGTCGGCGTGGCGCCATCCGTTGCCGATGTCGCGTTCGAGGCTGCGACGGGCTTTCGCCTCCATTGGGTGCTCGGCAGTCCTCGCGGTTTTCACGGTCAACCTCCGGGTCTGTTGGCGCTCAAGTGCGCGGGTGTCGCCGTGCCCGTCCCGGGCGGGATGTACGTCGCCATCCCGGGTTTACGCGGGTGTGCGGGGACGGTGACGCCGAGCCGTTGTGCCGCGCGCCGTTGCGCCCTGTTGCCCGTCGGGTCGGGGTCGGCCGGCGGGGGTGCGGCGTGGCGTTCGCCGCCGCTGCGGCTGCCGTGCCGGCGGGGCTGGCGCCACGGGTCGGCATGGCCGAAACGCAGGCGGCGGGTGGTGCTCACCTCGGCTCCTCGTTCTTGACCACGTATACACCGAGGGCTCCCAGGAGCGAGACGATGACCGTTATGAGATCCCTCGCGGCCGGGTACTGCTCGGGAGTGAGGAATATCGCCGCGCACGTGAGGGCGGCGGCGATCAGGGCGGTGATGAACTTCCTGTACTTGCTCACGTCAATCTCGCTTTCGTTTGGTCGTGCATTCGCCGCCGTCCGCGGCGCTGGCGTCCACCAGTCCGGCGATGTACGCGGCGCGGGCGAGCGCATGGGCCGCGGCCTGCCACGCGTCGACCTCGCCCGCCCGCCGGCCGCCGCCCTTCGGCTTCGGGCCGACGATCGCCGCCGCGACCGTCCGCCCGCCGAAGCGGGCCTCCCAGTACCAGAGCCGGGTCGGGCGGCCGGTGTCCTCGGCGACGTGGCGCCGGACGACGATCGGCTGGTCCGTGCCGGCGGCGGCGTCCGCGCGTTCGGTGACCGCCTTCTCGGAGAGCTCCGTGGGTTTGCTCCCGGTGAAGGCGTGGCAGTTGCCGCAGTAGCCGTGCTTCGCGTCGTCGGGGTGGTGGGACGTCATGCCGCAGTCCGGGCAGGTGAACGATGTCGGCGCGGCGGTATCGGTCACGATGTCACTCTCGCTTTCGTCTTTGCCTGGCTGGTCAGGTGCCATTTGCGGCACGCCTCGCACTTGTACACGCGTATCGGCCCCTTGCCGCGGTGTGCGGCCAGCCGGGCTGCGGCACCGAGCGCGCGCTTGCGTTTCCCGTAGCAGACCTTGCGGGCGAGCGGGCAGACCTGCGCGATGTTCTCGCGGCTCACCGCGCGCCCTCCCGTCTCCACGCCTCCGCGCAGCATTCGACGATCACACGCCTGATCGGGGAGTCGTTGTATTTACCCTGCCATTCCCGGGGCGGGATGAACCCGTTCCACTGCCGTGGATCGACGAGCTTGTGCGCCCGCGCTATCAGTGCGGCGAGGTCGGGGTGGCGCAGCATGGCGCGTGCTCGGCCCCCGTTGCCCTCACCGGCCGCGAACGCGTAGGCCTCGCGTTCGGTCTGGATCGGGACGACGTGCCGCTCGGCGTCGCTTTCCTGCCGTTGTCGGCGACGTTCCGCGATCCTTTGCAGGTCGATGATGTTGGATGACTGGTAGCCCGGCGGGGGGCCGAGTACGTAGGGGTTGGCTTCGGTCTGGTCGATGGTCGTCACGGCGCGGCTCCGGCGAACGCATGCTTGTCGGCTTGCATGCGGCGTTCGTCGATCTCGTCGGCACGGCAGCCGCCGCACGTCTGGCCGCTGAAGATTTCGGTGTGGTGTGTGGGGCATCTGGCCGGCTTCGGGGTGGTGCGTCGCGGCCGGTCGGGGTCGTCGAGTCGGTCCTGTTCTCGGCCCGTTCGCGCCGCCGTGGCCGCGGCGTCGGCTTCTCGTCGCCAGCGTTCGCAGCAGGGGAGCTCGCACGCCCCGGGTCCGGCCGGAAGCTCGCCGAGGCGGTAGGCGAGCAAGCCGGAGGGCCGTTTGAGGTCGGGTGGCGGGTCGTCGGCGAGGTGGCGGACGAGGGCGTCGGCGGGCCAGGTGGCGCGTTCGGCTCGGGTGGCGGCGAGGGCGGCTGTGAGGTGGCGGGTGGCGGGGACGGGTCGTCGCCACGCTTCGGCGACGGCGGCGAGGAGGGCGGTCGCGTCGGCGTCGGGTGCGCTCACCGGCGCCGCCGGCTGTGGGGTGGTTTCGCCGAGATGGGGATCTTCACCACCACCACCGCCTTGATCCGCGATCAGGGGGGATAGGGGGGTGGTGGTTTTTAATTCCGTTGGGTCCGCAGTAGAAAGCGGGGCGGGTCCAGACCCGCTACTGACCAGCCCTCGATCTTGCTCGTCGAAGAGATCGAGTTCCGGGTCTTCCTCTGTCAGTAGCGGGTCTGGACCCGCCCTTGACTCGAAGTCGGCCGGCTCGCCCCGCGTGTCGGCCTGGTCGCCGGGGACGGCCAGCCCGTACCGGGTCGCGCCGAGGAACCGCCGGCCCTTCTCGATGATCACGATCAAGCCGGATTCGATCACGGCGCGGATCCGCTCGCGGACCGCCGTCGGGTCCTTCATCCCTAGCCGACGCATGAGCTGTTTCTGCGAGAAGGTGCCGCAACCGGTGGCGAAGTCGACGAAACTGGCCATGGCGTTGGCCGTCTGCTTGACGATCGCCGGCTCGGGGGACGGGTCGAGGACTTCGCGGAGCCACGTCGTGTACCTGCTCACGGCTACGCCTCACCTTCGGTGCCGCATCCTGCGAGCTGGCGCAGCCGCTCGCGGCGCGCGGGGATGTCCGCTCCGGCGTCGCGGACGGCACGGATCACGTCGTCGGCGGTGTACCCGGCATCGATCGCCGTGGCGATGTCATAGGCCCAGTCGAAGGGTGCCCGGAGGGCTTGCATGACGCGCCATTCCGGCATCGACTTCGCGTAGTCGATCGTGGTGTGGGGGATGAGGAACCAGTCGCCGGAGTCGCAGTCGTGCACCGCCATGGCGTACCTGGCCGTGTTGATCGTGTGGGTTGCGCCGCAGTCGGGGCAGGGTGCGGTTCTCGTGCGGCGGGTCGGCGTGGTGCCGGGCTTGCGTGTCTGTGGCTTGCGTCGGCGGCTCATCGCGCACCTCCGGCCGTGGGCCGCCGTGCCAGTGCCCGCAGCGTCTCGGCCTGGCGTGTGGCCCGGTACGCCAAGCGCTGGTGCAGGAATGCGATGCACTCGTACCGGTCGGGGTCGTTCTCGTCGGGGAACATCTGCTCGATCATTCGGAACGCGTCGATCACGGTGATCACACGTCACCGCCGCTCGTCCCAGCGGTGCTGGTGGCGACTTCGACCCCGCCTACCTCGGCGAGCGCGACGGCGGCGATCGCCGCATCGACACCGCCGCCGTTGGCGATGAACGCGAGTGCGGCGGCGAGCTGAGACCGCTGCCCGCGCAGCCAGCGGATCTCGTCGGCTAGATCTTGGGCGAGTTCGGGGATCTCGTCGAGGTCCCAGTTGACCGCGTCGAGGTCGAAGTCCTCGGGGTGGACGTACGTCGGGGTCTCGGGGGGCGCGCTCATGCCGCACCGCCGGTGGTGGCGACCTGGGCGGCGAGGGCCGGACACGTGGGCATGTGCCGGCCGATGTACACCGCGCCCGGCGCCTGCCACGTGTAGCACTGCCCGCAGTGCCACCACGGTCCCTCGACGGGGGCGTTGTCCGGGCCGGCGTCCTCGGCGTAGATCTCGCGCCAGTCCCACTCGTCGGGGTCTTCGACGCGCATGGCCGTGTCGATCGGCTGGTCGTGGTCGCCGAGCAGTTCGTGTGCGAAGCCGCCGCGTCGGATGTGGTCGAGGGTGTAGTCGTCTTCGACCCAGGCGACGTATCGGCTGGTCACCTCGATGATGACGGGGCGTTCCGTGTGGGGCTGTTCTAGATCGCCGATGTTCGGAGTCGAACGTCCGTTCCCGCCATGCGTGCTCATGCCGCGCCGCCCATCGCGCGGACGGTCGCCGCTGCCATCAGGTGCTCGCCGAGGAACGCGGTGTACGCCGGCGGTATGGCCTGCGACAGCTCAGCCGAGTTCATCCAGCCGATCCCCATCGCCTCGCTTCCGGCGGCGAGGCGGAACCGGTACCCGCGGGCGTACTGCCCTCCTCCGCCGGTGCCGTAGTAGCCGCCGACGGGACGACCCGCACAGCCGTCCGGCGGGGTGAGGACCAGGCCGACACCGCTCGTCTCGAACAGCCGGTGGCGACGCAGGATCCGTCCCTCGGCGCCGAGACCGAACATCGAACCGCAGAGGATCACGTGCTGTTCGACGGGCGCCCCGGGTACGTTCTCCATCGCCCACGGCAGGCCGGCCGCCTCGAGTCCGGCGCGGGTGGCCGGGATGAGGTCGGCGTACGCCTTCCCTGTGACGACTCGCAGCGCGGTGTGTGCCTGGCACGGGGGGCTGGCGTGGATCGCGTCGAATCCGGCGACGAACGACCGGTCGGCGAGTACCTCGATCGCGTCCGCCTGGATGAACGGGAAGATGGCCGGGTAGTTGGGCTGCGGGGCCAGGTCCACTCCGGTGACGTCGAACCCGGCGGCGTGGTAGCCCATCGAGCAGCCACCGGCACCGCAGAATAGATCAAGTATCTTCGGCCTGATTCTCGAACGTCCGTTCCCGCCGGTGACGGTTCCGGACGCGCCCTGCTTTTGGGCGCTCATGCCGCACCGCCGGTGGTGGCGGCGGTCGCGTGGGTGGCGTCATCGGGCAACTGCTCGGCGTTGTCCGGCAACCTGCCCAGGAACTCGGCCGGGATCTCACCCTGGAACCACAGGTTCGTCGTATGGATCACCCGGCCGTCTGCCAGGAGCCGGAACGCCCATCGGGCGCCGCCGAAGCCGCGCATGCCGGCGTACTGCTCGGCGCCGACGACGTAGTGCCAACCGCCTCGGCGGATCACCCGCCGACCGTCTTCGGTGCGGTCGCCGTTCTCGGCCCAGCGGACCTTCTCTTCCCAGAACCGCCAAGTGCCCCTGATGTCGTCGCGGATCTTCTGGGCGCACTCTTCTCGGGTGGCCGCCCACCAACCGTCGAAACCTCCGCCGCCGGCCAGGTTGGTTGCGTGCAGCATCTTCCACTGCGCTTCGGGCCGGTCGTCGCCGGTGGGCCAGACGGCGTTGTACCCGACGATGCTCTTGCCGCCGAGCTTTTGCGCTTCACCGTAGGTGATCTCGCCGTCATGGATGACGATGTCGAGGTCGTGGAAGCAGATGCTCGAACTCGTGTTCGCTTCCGGCTTCACGTCACCGTGCGCATCATCGGCTGTACTGGTAACAGTGCCGGACTCCTGTGGCCCGATCTTTTCCGGGCATGGTTCAATAGCCATTCGGCATTCCCTTCTGGTCGTTGCAGAGGGTGTGCAAGTGCCGTCTCCGTTGGCGCGGAGGCGGGGCGACGGATGCCGCAGGGCAGAACCGGGCGGGGAGCTTGAGACCGACCCATCCGGATGCCCTGCGGCATCACCCACTCTACCCCGTTCGGGCCATTGTGCGCGCCCACACAACGCCCCGCCCGAACTAGCCCGGGAAACGCTCGCCACTGCGCACCACCCCTTCACGGAAGCCTTGTGGAAACGGGCACGCCAAACCCGCGCCACGACCCCGGGCAAACGGCGGGCGCGACACGGGGAAACGAGGGGGAAAGGTCAGTCGGCGTCCAACAGCACCCCCTGACTCAACCGGCGCGCGGCGGATTCCAGTTGCGCCTCGTCCGCCTCGATCCCCACGGCACGGCGATCGAGCAGCTTTGCCGCCACGAGCGTGCTCCCACTGCCCGCGAAAGGGTCGACCACCAGCCCGCCGGGAGGGCAGGAATAGGCGATCAGAGGGGACAGTAGAGGTATCGGCTTGGCCGTCGGGTTCGATTCGCGGCCGTGCAGGTTCGCGGCGTAGATGATTGACGTCATCAACCGCGTGCCGTCATCAACCCACGGCATCGTCGACTGGTAGTCGGCGACAACGCCTTTATCTGGCTCCGGAGGTCGCCTCCGGCTGTTCGTCTTGACGTTGGATACCACCCGTTGTGGGTCTTTGTAGACATCCGGCCAGCTCCCGCGGAACCACAGAGCCACCTGCTCATGGGCCCGGCGGAAACGATCCGCCGCCCGGCCCACCGCCGTGTTCTTCGCCCACACGACGTCCTGGCTCAACCGCCAGCCGGCGAACTCGTCGCGGTAGCGCAGGAACATGCGCAGCGAGCCACAGCACCACATGGCGTCCGCGACCTCGGCGACGACCGCCGGCCAGCCGTCCGGCCACCGGTCCCACTTGAGGGAGGTCTCGCCGTAGGGAGGATCCGCGACGACGAGGTCGGCGCGCAGGCCCAGCGCGGGCAGGACCTCGCGGCAGTCTCCGAGAAAGAGCTGCACCTGACCGTCGGCGAAGTAGGGGGTCACGAGGCCTCGCCACCCTCGGCGGCGGGTAGCGCGTACGGGGGGCCGAGCAGCGACTCGATCCGCCGCGGACCATGCCGGCCGCACTCGTAAACCCCGCCGGGCAGGTAGCGGTAACCGGCTTCCGCGCCACCCCAGCAAAGGACTTCCACCCGCCACCTGTCGACGGCGACCCGTTCGAGAGCACGGCCGGAATACCGGTGGCCGTCCATCGTGACGGAAAGCAGCGTCCCGACGGTGACCCAGGAGAGCTCGCGGCCGGTGATGGTCACGAGGCGCCCCCGCCCCGGTAGTTCGTCATCCGCACGAACCACCCCGGCGGCGTCGGCCGCCCCGCCGGGACGGACGGCGTCGTGTGCGCCGTCACCGTGCAGGAGAACACCGGCCCGTTCGGCGGCAAAGGAACCGGCGGCGCCTCGGCGTCCGCTGGCCCGACCGGCTTTCCACACCACACGCACCAACCCGGGTCCGTGACGTTGTCCAGGCAGCCGCTCCCGAGGTGCGTGCCGAAAAGGGCGAGGTCGTTGGCCCGCGTCACGAGCGGCCACCCTCGTCGGCGCCCGGCCGGGCCAGCTCGTCCCGCCCGGCTTGCGTGATCCCCCGGCGCTCCGCCGGTCCGCCGACGAGCCCGCGGTCGACGAGGCACGCATCGGCCGTGAACAGCTCGCGTCCACGTCGACCCCACCGGCGGACGGCCGTGCGCCACAGGTCGTCGTCGCCGGAGCCGCCCCGGAGCGGGTACGGCTCGATCGCCTCGACGACGGCGGCGATCGCCGCCGGACCGTCGGCGTCGAGGCGACGCAGGATCGCCCGCTCGTCGGGGGTCGTCACGGGGTCTCACCGGCCCGAACCGCACGCGTACGACGCGGACGCTCGCCCGGCGGGGACGCCCACACCGCCTCGCCGCGCGCGGACCACAGGATCCGCCGGTAGCCCGGCCACGGCGGACGCCCCACCGGAGGGCGCTCCCCCTCCTCCGGGGCGTACTCCCCCAGCACGGTCAGACCGCCCGGCGGGCGGGGCTTCAACTCGACGTAGGCGCTCACGGGTCGCCGCCGTCCTCAGTCGCACAACGGCGGCGCAGGGCCTCAACGTCGGCCCGCCGGTAGCGGCGGTGCCCGCCGGGGGTGCGGAACGCCGTCGGCAGCGTCCCCGTCTCCGCCCACTGGGTGATCGTCTTCGGGTGGACGCCGAACACCTCGGCCACCTCGCCTCGCGCGAGCAGGGGTTCCACGTCGATCTTTTGCCTGGCCACCCCTCCTCCTCTCTACGTGTGCCCCCGACCCGCGGGCGGGAGGTCCCGCGGGCCGGGGGCCGTCCCCGCCCGGCGGGGGTCCGGGCGGGGTGCCCCGGTGGGGGGTCCGGGGCGGTCGAGGGCGCCTAGGGCAGCCGTCCGGTGGACGGCTCGTGAATCCGGCTGGTGTCGACTTGGAGTCGGCCGCCGGTCCCGGCGTCCGGGGGTCCGTAGTCTCCGTAGCCGGTCATCCGGGCGGGACCCGGCTCCAGCGGATCCGACGGCACGGCGCCGAGCCGCCAGACCAGCGCGGCGCCCAGGAGGGTGAGGGCCAGGGTGAGGGCCAGGCCCGGGACGGTCCGGGTGAGCCATAGCACCGTCGTCCACAGGCCGTGGGCGACGGCGTACATCAGCGTCCACAGCCGCAACAGGAAGGCGACCAGGTAGACGAGGACGGCCGTCGCGGCGGCCGTCCAGTCCACCCGCGGGCGTGCGGCGCGGTGCGACGTGGCTGTGGGCGCGGTGGTGGCCATCAGGAGACCACATCCGGCCCGCGGCGGAGCACCAGATGCTCCGGGGGGATGTGACTCCAGTCCACCCACCCGAAGGTCTCCAGCAGGCCCGGGGTGACCTCCACCCAGTCGTCCGAGCCGTCGTCGGCGGCGGCGCGGACCCACACCGGGGCGCGTCCCGCCGCGCCGCTGACGAGGACGGTCCCGACCGGGTACGGCGGGCCGGGATCCGGCGCCATCAGCGCGGCGATCGCCCGCGCCGCGCCGGGCCGCAGGGTGACGCCGCACTCGGCGGCGAACCGCTCGACGACGGCGGGGGTCACCCCGCCCGGCGCGGGTGGGGTTCCCTCCGCCGTCGGCGCCGTCCTCGGCCCGTCCCGCGCGCCCACGCCACTGCCTCCCCATCCGCCCATCACTGCCTCTCTCCCGGGCTCGCGCCCGTCTCGCGGAACACCTTCACCCGGGCCGGGCGGGGCTCGATCTTGAGCAGGTCTTCGTACTCGACGGCCTGCCCGTTCAGTTCGGTCGTGCGGTAGCCGCTGACGCTGGCGAACCGCAGGAACCGGCGGAGGATGGCCTCCACCTCCCGCCCGGAGACGTGCCCCATGTCCAGCTCGCCGGTTTCGGGGTCGGCGCGGAGCAGGGGCGCGAGCCGTCCGGCCGTACGCGTCACATCCCAGATCCGCCGGGGGGAAGACCCCCGTTCGGCCCGGAGGCCCAGCGCCTCCCATGCGGCGCGGTTGCGGCTCCATCCGCGGGCGTCGCGGGCACGCCTCTCGACCTGCTCGCGGACGTCGGCGACGGCGCCGGCGACGGCGTCGAGGTCGACGAGCAGTCCGGCGAGGTCGGCGAGCGGCACGCCCTCGGCGGGCAGCCCGGCGACGGCCTTCTCGGCGGCGGCGACGGTCGCGGCCAACGTCTCCAGCACCATCCGCAGGTGGGCGACGCCGATCTGGTCGGCGATGGGGACGTCGGCGTCAGGGATCGACATCCCAGCCCTCCTCGTCGTTCTCGTCGTCGATCTCGGTGACGGTGATCGAGAATCGGGCGACCTGCATGTCGTCGTCGTCGACCACGTAGATCTCGCCGCTGCCGTGGAGGAATCCGCCGAGTTCGAGTTGGTGGCCGTCGAGGTCGACGGGGAGCAGTCCGTTCTCGCATGCGCCGTTGATCGCCTTGAGGACGTCGTCGGGGGTGAAGTCGCCCATCACGCCACCTCCGCCGGGTCGGCCCACGGGCTGCCGGCGCTCCCGGGCGGGTCGGCCCGGTCCGGCATCGGCTGGCCGGCGTCCGCGGGGGCGACCTGCCCGGTGAGCATGTCCGTGCCGATCGGGGCGTTCTCGCACTCGTAGATCACCTTGAGTGCTTCGGCGAGACTCAGGTGTTTTGTCGTCTCGACGACCTCGGCGTGCCCGAGGATGCGAGACGCCGCGCACCTGTGGTCGTCACCGGATTTGACCTTGCGGTCCGACAGGCGGATGTGCATCGTGCGCAGCGTGTCCGGGTCGACGAGGTTCGCGAGCAGGGCGCGGCGGTTGGTGATCCGGTTGTAGAGGGTGTCCGCGTCGAACGGCGCGCATTCGCCCGCCTTCCTGGCCTCGCTGACGATCGCCCACAGGCCGCGGAGGAGGTCGTCGTCGATGGCCGCGTCGATCTGGCTGCGTGTGACCGCGAGCCAGTCGAGCTGGGCCTGGCTGTGCCGTGGCGGACGCCCGTCGGTCGGCTGGGGCGCGTGGCCGTCGCCGTTCGGGTGGTGGCCGTTCTGCCCGTTCCCGTTGGCGGCGGTCGCCTGAAGCTCCCGGCCGAGCCTGTTGACCAGGGCGTCGAGGGTGACCTCGTCGCCGTGGTCGTCGATGACGACCGCTCCGATCAACCCGGCTTGCCGTACCTCCGCGTACAGGGCGCCGAGGCTGTCGTGTGTATGGCCACGCTCTAGGGCGCGGTCCCTGAACACCTCCGCCCGCGGGTCCGCGCCGCGCTCCTCGGGGGTGAGCTCGCCTGCCGTCACGGCGTGGACGTCCCGGACGTGGCGGGTCGCGGGGTCACACCCCAACGCGGTGAAGATCAGCCATTCGAGGAGGTTCCCGTCCGGCCCGACGGCTTCGGATGCGGCGATCGGCTGGGGCTCGTCCTTGCCCGGCTGCACCCCGTTGACCGCCGACCGTGCCGCCACCACCTCCGGCGGCGCGGTGCGCTTCATCCGGATGGTGACCGTCGCGTCTCCGACGATGTCCTTCTCGGCCTGGACGGAGTAGGTCTTCTTTCCCTCGATCGGCTGGCCGTCCGGTCCCGTGGCGGACACCTCCCGGCCGTTCGCGGTGGCCACGACGATCCCGGGAAACGTTTTCAGCGCCTCGATGATTTTCTGATAACGCTTATCCGTCGCATTCCACAGGTGTCGGGGGACGGTGACGTCGGCATTCGGGTCCCTGGCCAATTTCCTCTGGTTCGCCTGCGACTGCTTGGCCCGTTCCGTCGTCCAGTCTTTAAATGAATTCCAGAGAGCCGTTATCGTGTCGATGACGAGCGTCACGGGCGGTTCGCCGGCTCTCCGTGCACGGGCGGCTTCGGCTTTGACGGCCAGGATCTGATCCAGGATGTCGGCGTGGGTCCACTCGTCGCCTGCCGGGATGAGGATCTCGAAGTCGGCGCCGGGGATGCGGCCGTATTCGTCGCCGATCCCGTCGATGAGGTCGAGTAGGAACGTCCGCCCGACCCGCGGGCTCGCGGAGAGGCGGAGGGAGGTCCACGTGCGACCGCTCTTCGCCTCCCCTTCGACGAGGATGAACGGCAGGGGGACCTCCCCGGTGGGACGGCGGGACCGGATCGTGGGGACCTTGGCGGCTGTGACGTCGCTCACGCCGCCACCGCCTCTCGGGTGGCAGGTGTGGCTGCACGCCGCCGGGCGGTCGTCCCGCCGCAGAGCTCGGCACAGGCGGCGTCGGCCGCCCGAGCCCGACGGACGGCACCGGCGGCGACGTCGCCGTAGCCGCCTTGCAGTGCGGCCACGATGCGCTCGACCTCGTCGGCGACGAAGATCGCCATTCTTGCGCGGACGGCGTTCCGTTCCGCCGGGGTGCCGGCGGGCAGCCCGGCGATGCATGCGCGCGCCTGGGCGAGCTCCTGCGCGGTGGGCTCGAAGTCGGCGGGGCTCACCGGGCACCCGCCGGGACTCCGGCCGTGCGGGCGTCGGACGCCTCCACGAGGCCGAGCGCGGTCACCCGCGCCTGCACCTCGCGTGTCCCGCGCACCTGTCCGGCGGTGCGGCGGGCGTCGTGGACGGCGACGCCGAGGCTCAGGAGCCGGCCGTAGATGGCGTCCGGATCGATCCCGGGGACGATCCCGAGGCCGATCGCGATGGCGGCGGGCCGGCGGACGAGCCCGCCGTGGACCATGGCGGCGAGTTCGAGGAGGGCGTCCGCGCGGACCCCCGCCGCGGTGCGGCGGGTCATCGCGTCACACCGCCGCCGCCGACGCCGACGCTGATCGTCTGGATCGTGCCGCCGTTGACGACCTCCGCGTCGGCCGCCACCCCGAAGATCCTCGCGGTCTCGACGCCGCGGCAGCCGCGGCACAAGCCGTCCCGGTCGTCGGGCACGGCGGGCGGGGTCTCCAGGATCGCCGCGTCGGCGTGGTTCGGGCACGCCGTGGCGTGGACGCCGTGCAGCAGCGTCCACATGACCGCGTCGCCGAGCGCGTCGTCCTCGGAGGCGCGTGCGAGCGCCTCGCCCCAGTCGGCGGCGAGCAGCGCGGCGGCGCCGAGCTCCTCGCCGCCCAGGTGTTCGCGGTCGGCGAACGCGGGGTGCCACGAGGAGTGCGCGGCGGCGCGGGCGACGGCGTCTCCGTGGGCGAGCAGGGCGGCGGCGGCCTCGGCGGTCACCTCGATCCCGGTCTGCTCCAGCTCGCACGTAAGCCGGCCCAGGGATCGCAGCAGTGCGACGCGTTCGGCGCGATCTCGTATGCTGAGTTCCGGTGAGTGGTTCTGGCAGGGCATCTGCCGTTCCTCTCTGTCGGTCGCCCCGTCGCTGTGCCGCGGCGGGGCGCCGTCGTCTCGGGTCGTGGTCTCAGGCGGCTCTGTCCGCGGGGCGTTCGGTCGCCTCGCGGAGGATGTGGGCGACGGCTGTGCGCAGGTGTTCGCGCCAGCCGCCGCGGGCGTAGAAGGTGCTCAGGTCGCGGATCATGGCGGCCCGCCCGGGGTGGCCGGGCGGGGTGGCCTCGTCGATGAGGCGTCGGACCGGTTCGGGGATGAGGTCGAGGTCGGGTTCCCCGGCGGCGGTCACGGGGTGGTTCCCGCGTCCAACTGCTCCGCGGCGCGCAGGGCGACATCCAGTGCCGTGTTCAGCGACACCCGCGGCGGGATCTGCGTCAGGTGGAAGGCCAGGCAGGCCACCACCCGGCTGATCACGGTCCGGTCGACGTCGGGGAGCCCGGCGAACAGTTCGCGTGCGAGCTCCTCGGCGAGTTCGTCGGCGAGTGTGCCGACGGCGGATCCGTCGCCCCGCCGCGCCCGCCGGACGGTTCGGATCACCGTGGCGTGGTCGTAGGCGCTCACGAGGCGATCCGGTCGGCGCCGCCCTGCATCCAGCACTCCAGGTCCGCGAGCTTGATCGCGACACGGGAGTGCGACGACCATCCGCGCCTGTCCGTCGAGTCCGGGTCGCGTCTATGGTGCTTGAGCCCCGTGCCGGGCTGGCGCCGCTCGGCCCGCATGGCGCGCTCGATCGTGCTGCGGGACCTCTTGGAGTGCCCGGCCGCCTCGTCGATGGTGAGCCAGATGTGCACGGGCGGCGCGGCGGGCGTGGTCGTCTCGATTGTCGTCGCTCTCGCCATGGCCGCATCATCTGGCATGATCCGTCATCATGTCAAGTCCACTCTGCCGGATCATGTGGGATCGTGACTCCCGGTAATGGCAAGTTAGCCAGCCGCCGTGCGGCGGCGCGACGGATCGTGGCACGATGCACCCGTGCGCACCCGCCAGAGGCCCACGGAGGCCTTCGGCGTACCCGCACACGGCCCCGGGATGACCAGCCCCGAGGAGAGTCGGCGCCTCTTCCCGTTCGTGGACGAGCGCCGCCGGTTCCTCGGCCTCAGCATCGACCGGTCGCCGACGTCCGCGACCTTCGGCAAACTCCAGCGCGGACGCCCGATACAGCGCACCACCCTGGACAACATCGACAAGCGGTTCGTCGGTCCCGGGGGCGTCCCGGACGGGCTGTGGCCGCCCGGCACGGCCCACTGGCTCGCCACCGGGCAGATCGACCGGCCCGGACGGCGGCCGGAGGACATGGGCGCACCGGCCGTCGGCGCGGACACGCTGAAAGGCCTGTACGCACTCAACGACCGGATCATGTCCGCGTTGCCGCACGCCTCGGCGGAACGGGCCGAACGCGCCCGGCGCGGCCTCGAGGCGGCCTGGGCGGCGCTGGACGAACGGCAGGGACGGTAGGGGCGCGGGTCAGACGCGGACGCCGTGCAGGACGTACAGGTCCCAGGCCGCCCGTTCGGCCGCCGTGACCACGATCTCGTGCCGGGCCGGGTCGAGGGTCGGGTCGACTGCGAGCCGCCGGGCGGCGAGGAGTCGGCGCATCAAGGCGCCGGGATCCCGGCCGTCCCCGTCGCGCCGCGCCCGCGCCACGGCCGCGTCACGCTGCACGAACACCCCACCTAGGGCCGGGGACGACCACCTCGGGCGGCGGGCGTCCTCGGCTATAGTCCGGCTATTTCCCCATCGCTATCACAAGATGGGGAGAGCTGTCCCATGGGGCTGATCAGACAGATCGACTACGACGCCGAACTCCCGGAAGACGCCGAAGGGGGAGTCTGGACGCGCTGCGGCGCGTGCCACGCGGGGCTCGACACGCCGGCGGTGTGCGCGGAACACCCCGGGTCGGGGGTCGACGTCCGCATCCTGACCGCCGCGCGGCTGACGCCCGAACGGCGTGCGGCCGTGGAGGTGCTGCTCCTCGGGCAGGTGTGGGCCGACGACCCGGTCGAGGCCTGACGCGCCCGGCGCTACTGCGGCACGCGGAACGCGCGTGCGGCTGCACGGGCGTCCGCCGGTGCGGGTGACCTGATCCTGCCGGCATCCCGGCGCCGCGGGCTCCCCCCTCCGGCCAAGAAGATCGGGAGCCTGCGGCGCAGGGAATGTCGCTGTGCAGCCAAGCGCCTTCAGCGTACATGCCGGGCTTCAGTCGCCGACCCCGCGCGCCGCGGCTGGTGACAGGGGCGGGTGTCGTGGGGCATCCTCGTCACACGACGGATTCTGGGGGATCATGATGTACGGACACCGGATGGAGCCCATGTGCTGCACAGACGCGCCCTTATGTACGGGGCGGGCGGCGCCGTGACCGCCGCCCTGCTGCCGTCGGCGGCCGGCGGCGAGCTCGACCGCCTGGCGGCCGACTTCGCCGAGGCGCTCGCCGCCCTGCCGCGCGTGAAGGTCGGGGCGAGTTCGCGGGCGGTCGCCGCCGTCCACCACGGGCTCCTAGACCTGGCGGACGGGGCGAAGCTCGGCCCCGCCCAGCGTGCCGCGGCGGCGTCGCTGACGGCCAGGGTCACCACGGCCCGGTCCGACGTCGCCAGGCTCGCCGGCCACGGGGACAGCGCCGACGCCGTGGCCGCGGCGGCGGCGCGGATGGTGGGTGCCGCGGACGATCCGGTGGCAGCGGGGACGCTTGCCGCGGTCCGCGCCGTCACGGCGATCGAAGCCGACCGGGCAGATCGGGCGGCGGCCCATGTGGACGAGGGGCTGGCGGTCTGCCCGTCCGGGCCGAGGGTGGTCTCTCTGACCGCGTTGCGCGCCCACGTGCTCGGGCTGTCGGGCGCGGCGCCCCGCGACGTCGAGGCGGCGGCGGAGGCTGCGGTGGACGCCGCGGCCGACCTGCGCCCGGACGAGCGCGGCACGGTGGTCGGCCTCAGCTTCGACACCTACCATCCGATCCGCGCGGCGGACCGTGCGCACAGCGCCCTGCTGGCCGCCGGCCTGATCGCCGAGTCCGAGCCGTACGCCGCCCTGATCCTGCCGGGGTTCGACGCGATGGGGCTGCCCGGGTTCGCGAGCCACGCCCGGTTCGAGCGGGCGCTGGCGCTGGTGCGCGTGAACGGCGCGGCCGGCGTCGAGGAGTCCTGTGCGCTGGTCGCCGAGGCGGTCGGGATCTCGGCGGACCGGCGGACCGGCGCCCTGCTCGACCTGGCGGGCGGCTGGCTGGCCGCCGTGCGGCCGTTCTGGAAGGGCGCGGAGGTCGCGGAGACGGCACAGGCGGTCCGGCTGTGGCGGGCGGGGTGAGCGGCGGCCCGAAGTCGGCGCGGTGAACGCGGCGGGCCGGTTACTCCTGCTGGCTGCGGGATTCCTGCTCGCCGCATGCGGCGGCGGCCTGTCGGACGGCGACCGCACAGCATGCGACCTGGGGCACGCCACACAGACGGCGCTGGACAGGGCCACCCGGGTCGAGGGCAGCGAAAGCCTGCGGGAGGAGAACGCCGAGACGGGCCGGCGGGCGTGGGACGCCGCCAGGGGGGCGGCGGCGCTGTCCGACGACGACCGGCTGAGCTCGTCGGCCGCCTACTGGGGCGACTACTCGTCCCCGCTCATCGAGCGGGACGTCGGCGAACTGTTGGAATGGTGCCGCACCCACGGGTGGGAACCGCCGACGAGCGAATCGAACGGGGAGCGTCTGTAAAATTCCCAACCGTGAACGTCTTCAGCGCCGCCGTCCTCGCCGCGGCACTCACCCTGATAGCGATCGGCGCGTTGCAGGCATTCGGGGTGACCACGCTGGACGACGGCGACATGCTCGCCGCCGGGTTCATCCTGCTCGGCACGGTCGCGGCGGCGGGCGCGCTCCCCGGGTCCGGCCCGTCGTGGCCGCGCCGCGGGTGAACGCCGCACCGTGACGGAGCGCCACTCGGATGGGTGGGGCGGCTCCGCCGCAAACGAAGCCGCCTCCGGTACGCACCCCTCTGGCGAAGTAAGCGAGCACCAGTTGCCGACGCCAACATGCGAGCGCGAAAACGTTGGACGCCAGGGGAGAGCGTACAACCACCCGCGGAAACGGCGCCCGCGTCCCCCGCGCGGGGGAGGCCTTCAACGCCAGCGGATCTCCGCCCGGGAAGGGTCGAACGGGGCGCCGCGCCGGGACTGCGGCCCCACCACCACCGCGTCCACCACCGCCCGCGCGAACATCCGCCGCCGCAGATGGTCCATCTCGTCCCACAGCCGGCCGTCCGCCACCGCCGCGGGCGACGGCCGGTCCCGGCCCGTCAGCCGCGCCTCGAGCACGTCGCGCCGCTCGGCCAGCCCGGAGCGCAGCTCCGCGTACTCGTCCATCGACATCCGCCGCGGACCCTCGGTAGCCCGCCACCGCTGCGCCAGCACCGTCAGATCCGCCTCGATCCTCGCCAGCTCGGCCGCCTCCGCGTCGCGCCCGGCACCCGCGGCCCCGCCCGCCCCGGCCAGCGCCGCCGGATCCGCCGCCAGCGCCCGCAGCCGGGCCGAGAGGTGGGCGTCCAGGTCCGCCACCCGCACCCACGTCCCCCCGCACCCCCCGTACGGCCTGCCGCGGCGGCAGTAGTAGGCCGCCGGGTAGGACACCCGGACCCGCCGGCCGCCGTCCCGCGCGCGCTCCCCCTCCCACGGCGAGTGCACCGCCAGCCTCGCCCCGCAGCCCTCCCGGCCGCACACCGCCAGCCCGGAGCACAGGTACACCCGCTCCGGGTGCCTGGGCCGGCGCCCGCCGCGCGCCGTCATCGCCGCCTGTAGTTGCCGCCACGTCTCCTCATCCAGGATCGGATCCCAGTCCGCCTTTCCGACGATCTGCCCCCTGTGCGCCCGCAGCCCGGCTATCCGCGGGGAGCGCAGGATGTCGCGCAGCGTGGTGGCCTCCCACCTGCCGCCGCGGACGGTCGGCACGCCCCGTGCCGCCAGGTCCTCGGCGACCGCGTTGAGCGCCTCGCCGGCCAGGACGCGCCGCGCGGCCTCCCGGACGATCTGCGCCTCGCCCTCGACGACCCGCCGCTTGTCGACGATCTCCCGGCCTGCCGCGTCGAGCACGCCGGTCGGCACCCCGTAGCCGTAGCCGCGGCGACCCACCGCCGGGCGGCCCTTCTCGGCGGCGTCCCGCAGCGCGGCCCGGACCCGGCGGGATGTGTCCTGACTGCTCGAGTCGGCGTGGATGATCTCGTACCAGAGCGCGCGCCGGTCGTTCGGGTCGTTGAGGTCGCGCCGCCCGCCCCCGTAGGAGTGGATGGTCAGCCCGGCGTCGGCGGCCCTGATCAGTCTGAGGAGGTCGTCGGGCCGACGCATCAGCCGGTCCACGTGCCAGATGACCACCCCCCGGATCAGCCGGTCCCCGACGCGGCCGAGCAGCCTCTCCCACCCGGGGCGGACCACGCCCTCCTGCCAGGCGGAGACGTCGTCGTCGAGGTGGACCTCGCCGATGTCGAGACCCATCCGCCCGGCCATGGCCTTGCAGTCGCCCACCTGGCGGTCCGTGCTCTCCTTCTGGCCCTGGGCGTTGTAGCTGAGCCGGGCGTAGACGTCGTACACGTCCGGCGGCGGGGGCGCCCCGTCCGCGGCGGCGGCGCCCTGCCCGCGCCACCACGCATAGCGGCCTCTGATCGTCTCGTCGTCCACCCTGGACACCCTAGTCAGGTGCGTGTATAAGTACCAGCGTGCTGATGTTTACGTCGGCACCTGCCGGTTCGCGGGACGGGGACGATCCGAAACCGTGCCGCTCCACCGCGTACTCCGTCGGCGCCCGCGCGACGCCCGGGAGGGGAACATGACCACCACCGCACCCACCGCCACCGACGTACTCGCCGCGCGCCTGCACGCGCCCGCCGACATCGCCGAGCAGGTCGGCGCCGGGCAAACCGACCCCGGCGCCGCCTTTGAGGCGCACCGGCTCCACGGCGCCCGCGAGGAGGTGGCCTGATGGCCGCCGGGGTGCCCCTCATGCCGGGGACGGACCGGCCGGAACCGGCACAGCTGTTCGGCTGGGAGCCGCGCGGCGCGTGCCGGGACCTGCCCGCGGACACCTTTTTCCCGCCGGACGGGCGAAACAGCAAGGCCCGCGAGGCCTGGGAGGACGCCGCGCGGCGGGTGTGCGTCGGCGCCCCGCCGTGCCCGGTCCGACGGGAGTGCCTGGCGACCGCGCTGTACAGGCGCGAGGCCTATGGGCTGTGGGGTGGGCTCACGGTCCACGAGCGGGGACGGCTCGCACCGCGCGGGCGACTCTCGGAGGAGGAGGCACTCATGGTCGCGGACAGGGTCCTGGCGCGGGAGGCCCGGCATGGCCGATGACCGGACCCGCGAACTGCACGCCGGATGGGAGTGGGACTACCCCACGCCGCGGATCCCCGTCGCCGACGACGTTCCGATGCCGCCGGACGGCCCCGGAGCCGGAACGGCGCCGTCCGCGCCTGCGGCAGTGGCGTTGGCTGGTTCCCGCCGTGCTGTCCGCATTGGTGCTGTTCGGCGTGTCCGCGGGCTATGTGGCGCAGACCGCCGCCAACGGGGGGTGCTGGTGACTACCGCCGCCGAGACGGACACCTCCCGCGCCGCCGCCGACCTGCGCACCCACATCGCAGGCCTGCGCCACGCGACGATGACCGCCGAACTCGCCCTGCGCGAACTCGCCGGGGGGGACGGGCGACGACGTGGACCCCGTCGGCAGGCTGCTCGCCGGAAACCCCGGCGCCGCCCGGGACCTGCGGGACCGGGTGCTCGGCCCCGTCCTGACCATGGAGGACCCGGTCAGCCGGGAGACGCTGACGCGGACGCTGGCGGCGTGGGTGGACGCCGGGTACAGCGCCGGCGCCGCGGCGTCGGCGGTCTTCTGCGACCGGAACACGGTGTACAACCACCTGGGCCGGATAGAGCGGCTCACGGGTTACGACAGGAAACCGCGACGTCGCGATGATCACCCTCGCCGTCCGGGCCTGGCGGCTCCTGGGCGGGACGGGGACGACGGCCGACCGCCGGCCGGAAGACCACGCCCGGGCCACCGGCCCGTAACCCCATTTGCCTACGAAGAGAAGCCGTCCGGCGCTACGGTGCGCCGGAACCGTCCACCCTCCGAACGACCCGAACGGGGGGCAGAAATGCCCGCGAGAATGAGACAGGATCTGAAGCCGTGGACCCGCCGCACCCGTCCCGCCGCATCCTCCTCTCCGGCGTCGCCGCGCTGCCGCTGGCAGGTGGCGCCATGAGCTCCGAAGCGGTCCGCCCGATGCAGACGACCACAGTCGAGATCTCCTCGATCCGGCGGACCCTGGCGGCGGTCGCCGCGGGCTGGGGCGAATGGGGGCCGCGCAAAGTCGCGGCCACGCTGGACACCGCGGAAGGCATTCTGACCCGCGTCCGGGCGGCGGAGGGCTCGAATCGAAGACCGCCCGCGACTGCACGGCCCTGCACGCCAGGCTCCTGGTCATGCGCGCCGAAGCCGACTGCGGGCTCGGCGACTACGCCGAGGCGGAGCGGCGGTGCGACGTCGCGACCCGGCTCGCCGACTCCGTCGGCGACCGGGCGACCGCCGGGCAGGCCCACGCGGTGACGTCGGTGGCCCGGCGGTGCGCGGGCCGGCCTCCCGGGGCGCTGATCGCCGCCCGGCGTGCGCGCTCGGCCGCAGGCGACTCGCCCGCCGGGGTGATGGCCCTGCTCGACGAGGCGCTCGCCTGCGCCGCCACGCCGGGCGCCGGCGCCCCGCACGCCGTCCTCGACGCGGTGGAGGCGGCCGAGGAGCTGCACGCCACCCTGGGCCATGACGTCTGGGGCGTGCCGGGCGGTTACCCGTTCGGCACCTACCACCGGGCGGACCTGCTGACCTACGGCGGGGCCGCCCTGGCCCGGGTCGGGATGTACGCCGCGGCGGCGGAGCGTCTGGACGAGGCCGCGGGGTCGTACCCGGCGGACAGCCTGGAGCTCTCGCGGGTGGCGCTGGAGCAGGCCCGCGTGGCGCTGGGCGTGGGCGAGCGGGACGCCGCCGCGGAGTTCGCGTCGGCCGCGGTGACCCAGGCGCAGCCCCGCCCGGCGGCGTGGGTGGCCGGATCGTCGGCGAGCTCGACCGGTCCTCCGGCGGCGCGATGGCCGACCTCGTCGCGCGGACGGCCGCGTGGAAGTTCGGTGCCTAGGAGGTGCCTAGGAAACGAGCCGGCGCCGCCTTCGGCCCGTACGAGGCCGTCGAGCAAGGCGCCCTGACCTGCCCGAACTGCCACGGCGGCGGGAAGATCGCAAAACCGGGTGCGGGCGCCAGCCTGACGAGCGACCAGCCCGAAAACCTCATCGACGACGACGCCCTCGACGACTGCCCCGAGTGCGGCGGGTCAGGGAAGGTGGCAGCGAAGAAATGACCACCGACGAGATCGATCCCCACGTCGCCGTGCGCTGTCCGAAACACCGCTTCGGCTGGCGCCGCGACCTACGCCGCGGGGGGGTCGCGCTGACGCTCGGCCCGGATTCGCGCTGCGGCGCAAGGGCGGGTGGT